CACGACCCTGCTGGGGATCACGTATGGCTTGCTGCTGATACCGGCCACGGTGATGGGCACCCGCAGTGGCTTGCCGTGGAGGCTTGCCTTGAACGTGTCCTTGACCGTGCACTTGATAGGGTCGGCCACGTCGATGAGGGGCTTCTCCGGCTCGTCGCCCATCTCCACCGTTTCGACCAGGGCGTAGAAGTCCTCACGGGTATGCCCCTCTAGCCAGAAGTCGCTGAGGTCCTTGCCGTGCTTGACTTCGATGCTGTACGGCAACAGCACGACACTGATGCTCCTGGCCCACCCGGTGAGCTGCCTGAGCATCTTGTCGTTGGCGACCTGACCCTTGGCATCCATGTCGTGGCACAAGATCACGTCCTTGCCATGGAACAGCCGGTTCCAAGCCGGGTCCCAGGCATCGGCCGTGCTGGTGCGGGTGATGGCGTGCAAGCCTTTCTGGATGGTGCACAGGGCATCCCACTCGCCCTCGCAGATGATGATCTTGTTGTGCTCCAACTGGTCGATGGGATACAGGGTCGGCTCTCCATGCCCTGCCACTGACCAGATCTTGCGCCTGCCCTCTGACGGGTCCAGCTTGTAGAACCTGATGTTGACGATCTCGCCGTACACGTCACGAACTGGGATTGTGTACGCACGGTACCCGGCGTCCCACCCGATCTGGTGGCGCTTGATGGTGCGAATGCTCAGCCCTCTGCGTGTACGGAACTGCTCCAGGGCATCACGGTTCCCCATGAGGGCACTGTGCCACCCCTCGACCTCGGCCTCGCTGAGATCGAACTTCCTCTTCTGTGCGGCTCCTCCGTTGACGACGCCACCGCCACGGGTGCGGTTGGGCTCGATGACCCAGGCGTCTCGATCTTTGATGATGTCGCGAGCATGCCCGCTGGAACCGCATCCCTTGCAGTCCCACAGCCCCGTTTCAATGTTGAGGCTTGCACTTCGGTCGCTGTCCCCATGGTAGGGACAGTACATGTAGATTTCCCCACTAACGTTGGCTTGGTCTGACTCCAGCAGTGGGGCGAGAGCTTCGAGCGATCTCTTGCCTAGCACTGGGTTCCCTTCAGTTGATCTTTCGTGGACCGATCAATTGATGGAAGTCACTCTTACCCCTGGCATAGAACATGTTGTACAGCTTCGGGTCCACCAGCGCCTCACCACCCGTGAAGGTGTTGGCGTCCAGTTGGAGTTGCTGGCCGTACCGGAACGTCCACCAGCAGGTGCCGTGCTCGTCCCGTGCATGGGTCGTGGTCTCGTGACCTTTGTACCGCAGCCACGCCACCATGCCCATATCGTTTGTTCTGAATACTTCGGAGTCCATCATTGATCCTTATCTTCTGACACTTCCAGCCCACACAGAGCGGAGGGGGTAGACCGCAGCCTACCCCCTCCTGTTGCTCAGGTGGTGCCAGCGTCAGGCGAAGGGCTCGGCGTCGTTCTTGCGCAGCCGAGCGATCACCGCAGTGCGGGAACCCTTGACGGGAAGCTCACGCTTCTTGAGCTCCTTCTGGAGCTCCTCGTCGGTCATGTCCTCGTACTTCTTCTTCTTGGCCGAGGTCTTCTTGGCCGGGGGCTCCGGCTCCGGGGCCGGTGCCTTCTTCTTCTTGGCGGGCGGCGGGGGCGGGGTCTCCTCCTCCTCGTCCTCGTCTTCGTCGTCCTCGTCTTCGTCCTCGTCGTCGTCTTCGAAGTCGGGGTCTTCGTCGTCTTCTTCGTCGTCTTCTTCGTCGTCTTCTTCGTCGTCTTCGTCGTCACCCTCCTCCTCGTCGTCGTCCGAATCGCCGGCGTCGTCTTCCTCGGTCTCGTCTTCGTCCTCGTCGAGATCGTCCTCGTCCTCGTCGTCAGCGTCCTCGTCTTCGAGCGGCATGACCGACTTGAGCTTCGGCCGGTACTCGCCGTCGAAGGTGTCCTTGATGATCCGACCGGAGATCTCCTTGCCGAGGAACGTCTCCTCGCCGAAGCTGACGTTCTTCTTGCCCTCGGTCTCGACGCCCACGGCGTTCAACCAGTTGTCGATCTTCCAGTCGATGTCGAGGTTGACGTAGTCCCAGTACGTGTAGCCGACGCCCTTGCCCTTGTCATCGGCCTCGACCTGCTGGGCCTTGAAGACGATGCGGTCCGGGTGGGAGCCGTTGTCCTTCTCGTACTTCGCCTCGATGATCTTGAGCTTGTACACCCCCGGCTGCGGGGGCGTGACGTTGGCCTTGGATCGATCGACCTTGGTCCCGTCATGCTTGAGTTTCCAACCCATCCTTACTTCTCCTCTGCTTCGGTGTCTGATGTTGATTTGCCGCCAGTGCCTTGCGCACTGGCACTGGCAGCCGCCTGGACGATCTTCGGAATGGTGGGTCGCACCATGCGTCCGATCGTGCCATAGCGATCTTTGCCGTAGAACCGTTCGGTACCACGGCAGTCAAGGACGGTGTAATCCTTGCCGTCCTTGCTGGCCTTGAGCTCCATGCGCCCGACGACGCCCATGTAGCTGCACACCTTCTCGGGCATACCCCTCCCCTGGATCCTTGGCATGATCGTCGGCTCGACCACGCCGTTCTCATCTTCCCAGAGGTACTCGTGGGCGGTGATCCCCAGGTTGATCGGCAGGTCCTTGAGCTCACGAATCGCACGGGACAGCCGGTTCATGTTCTGTCCGTACTCCCCCTTGTCCGGTGCCCAGATCTCACGGTGGGGCTTGCGTGCGTGAAGCTCTTCCATGATGTCGTCCATGCCCCGCTCCTGGAACAGGGTGAGGCTGTCGAGCCAGACCCAGTCGAAGTCGCTGGCACCGCCGTGGCGCAGGTAGCTGATGGCTTCGTAGAGGGACTCCCAGTCGGTGAGCTCCCACTTCTGAGCCTTGCTGCCCCTGACCACGGCGCTTTCGGTGCCACGGTCAGCTTCGAGGATGAGGGTCTTGGCCCCACCCGTACCGGCCAGCACGGTCTTGCCCTGTCCGGGGCGGCTGTAGACCAGGATCCGGATGAACTTGTCGAGACCTTGCCCGAGGGGCACGATCTGCGGTGGTCTGGCTGGCTTGGCTCTCTTGGTTGCCATGTATTTCCTCCTTAGGACTTGACAGGCTACTTGGTGGCGCTGGCTCCCGCCAGCCTTAGGGACCAAACGTGGTCCGTGTATGGCTCCCATTTCTTCATGGTGAGCTTGACGAGCTGCTTCCAGTTGGACCCCTGCTCGTGAAGCTCGCACACGTCCCGGAACTCACACCACTTGCAGTGATCGCCGGGAGCCTTGTACACCTCCAGCTCACCGCTGCGCACCATGTTCATCTCATGGATCTGCGCAAGGATGCGGTCGTAGGTGTTGAACCGCTCAGCCTCACCACGGAAGACGAGCTCCCGGTGGAACAGCGGTGCGGGTTGGTTCTTGCTTGGCTCACCGAGGAGCTCCGGCTGGACGCCGTGCTTGCGCAGTTCCTCCTCCAGGTCTTCCACTTTCCACCCCTTGGGCGGTGGCTCCTTGGTGAGCTGCTGCAACTTCTTGGCGAGGGCCTCCTTCAGCGGCTTGTTGAGAACCCGGCCATCGGCGTCGGTGGGCTTGGTCGGCTTGCCAGCCTTCCGCAGGAAGTTGTACTCCATGGCATCGATGTCCACGTCCGGGCCGATGACGCCGTTCTGACGCAGCCACATAGGGATCAGTGCCCAGTACGTGTTCGCCTGCTCGTCCAGGAACAGGTGACGGGTGTCGATGACCCTGGCGGTCTTGTGCTCCAGGATGATGTACCGGCCGGTCTCGAGGTCGTAGGCCAGGCCGTCGGTGGTGCCCACGTAGATGGCGACCACCACACCGTTGCCGTCCTTGAGCTCCATCTGGAACGGCATCTCCGGGTAGACGATCAGCCAGCGCCGGTCGTCGCCGTACAGGTCGATGTAGTTGGTCAGCATCTCGATGCCCAGAGCACGGGCGTCCATGATGTCCTCGTCATCGTCGTCCACGTACACCTTGAACTCACGGGTGCGGGACGCCGCCGCCATCACGTCGAACAGCTTGGCGAACGTGTCGGCCGGGTGGGGGCCTCGGACGGCAGGCTTGTGGAGCTTGCGGTGCACTTCCGGTTGGTAGTACTCGGCCAGCGCCCGGTGGGTCAGGTCACCGAAGATCAACGGACCGAACCGCCTCTCCTTGGGACCCCACTGCTTGACGTAGGCCCAGTACCAGTGCTGCCGACACTGCGTGAACAGCTTGCGCTCGCTCGTGCGCACCATCACTGGCGTGGTGGTCACTCCCATTCCGTTTCCTCCTGGTTCTCTCTGCGTCGCCGGTAGCGGTCGAGCAGTACGTCGTTGATCTCACGCTTCTCGTTGACGGCTCGCTGGATCTCGATGTCAACACTTCCGTTCGTCCGGATCTTCCAGACGTTGACCTTGTGGATCCTGCTGATGCGGTGCGCACGGTCCTCGCACTGCTCCATGACGTCTGGGTTGAAGTCCTCGTCCAGGAAGACCACGTCGTCGGCAGCGTCCAAAGTGATAGCCGTGCCACCGGCCTTCATGCTAATGACCACGATCTGGAGGTCCCCGTTCTGGAACGCCTCCATCACGGCCTGACGGTACTCCCGCTTGGCGGTGCCTCCGGTGATCTTGTCAGCCTTGAAGCCGTGAGCCTTGAGATCCTCCGTGACCGTGTCCACCACATGCTTGAACTGGCTGAACACGATCAGCTTGCCACCGCTCTCGCCGTCCTCCATGCCCATGGGCTTCATGATGCGCTCGTAGAGGGCTTCGAGCTTGGGGCTGGTGTGGTCACCGTTGGCATCACGGGCCATAGCACGAGCGCCGTACTTCATCACGAACTCTTCCAGTTGGACGTCCAGCACCTTGCCCTTCTCGTAGATCTCGCAGAGCCCGAAGCTGAACTGCTTGAGCCAGGTGTTGGTGGTCAGCACGTTGGGGCTGCTGAGCCGCCCGACTTCCACCTCCTCCTGGTACAAGCGAGCTTCGGCTTCGTCCTCCATGGTCTCGTACTGAGCACGCTGGTCGTCGGTCATGTTGACCCAGATGTCGATGTAGTTCTTGTCCGGGAGGTCCGGGGCCACCTCGGACTTGGTGCGCCGCAGGATGTAGTGCCCGTGCTCCTCGAAGAACTTCTTCTCCATGGCCTCGCTCTCGAACCCGCTGACCACGGTGTACTTGGCTCCCGTGGACTTGTTGATGCGCTTCTCGGTCTTGAGCCAGCGATCCTGCCACTGCCACTTGCTGCGGAACTGGTGCGGCTCCAGCCAGTGCAGCATTCCCCAATACCGAAGCGGTTTGCCGCCAGCGGGGGTGCCTGTCATGGCTATGCGCTTGCGGCCTTGCAGCGCCGCCATGGCACGGGCCGTGTTGGTTCCTGGGTTGGCCAGGCCGGTGTCGTGGGCCTCGTCAACGATGACGCTGTTCCAGACAGTGCGCATCAGGAACGGGAACTGCGTCCGGAAGTACTCGCCGCTGACGCTGTCGTAGGTGCCACGGGGGTCGCCATCGGCCGTCTTGCGGAACGTGAGCATGTGCGGGTTGACCACCAACCAGAACGGCTGATCGATCTCCAGGCACATCTCGACCTCATCCAGGAGGCGGTCACGCTGCTTGGCTCCCTCCGGAGCCACGAACACCGGGTTCTCCTGGAAGCGGTGCAGCTCTTTCAGCCACACGTCCTCGATTGCGATCTTCGGGCAGACGACGAGGTTGGGACCATCGGCCAGGCCGGACTCGTACACACCGCCGATCACCTGCCAAGTCTTGCCGAGGCCCGGCTGGTCGGCGATCAGCGGGTTGGGGCACTCAGAGATGAACTTGATACCTACCCGTTGGTAGTCACGCAGCTTCTCGCCCATCTCGGGGATGCGCACTGGCACGATCTTCAGGTCGACGTCCTGCTCGGCCGCAAGCTCGACGAGGCTGACCTGTTCGTCCCGGACCTTGCGCCCCCAGTCCAGTAGCTCCTCGCTGAAGATGGCGTCCTCGATCTTGCTGCGGATCTTGCGGCAGGTCTCCATCTCGAGCACGAAGCTCAGACCCGGACCACCGTGCTCCGGCCCGACGAACCGGCCGCCGATGGTCTCACGGACCCGCTTGTAGTCGATGTAGTCGCACCGAACGATGATGCGCTCTTCCTTGAACATCTCTACCAGAACGTCACCCATTGCTGAACTCCTCCTTGGCTCGCTTGAGCAGGTTGAGGATCGACTCTCGCAGGTGCACCATGTCCAGTTCGATGCTCTTGTGGATGGAGTACACCTCGCCACTGCGATCACGGCTGACCGGGCTGCTGTCCATGAGCTCTTTCAGGACGTACTCATCTCCGAGGAAGATCTGGATCAGGTCCTTGTGGGCTTGCTCGTACACCTCGCCCATCCACTTGCGCTCAGCGGCACGCTCCTGATTGCGCAGCTCGGCCTCCTGGCGCATGAGCTTGGCTTCTGCTGCTGCACGCTCGTGGCGCATGTGCACGCCGCAGGCATACATCTCGCTGAGGATGTCCTCCGGCTTGATGCGCCGGAAGCAGAACGTGTTGTCGCCCTTGCGGTGGCAGCACCACTCCCGTGGCTTGTGGCTCCCCGAATCCCCACAGTAGGAGGACTGCCCGTCGTCGGCATCGGCCGGGGTGGCAGTGCGCCACTCCTTGGCTCGCCATCCACGATCTTCTTCCCTGACTGTCGCTGGCCACCGATAGGTGATGGGCTGGCCGCATTCACGGCAAGTGCCCTTGAGCTCTTCTGTGTTCTCCATGTTGGCTCCTGTAAACGGCTGAGGAGCCGCCCCCACAACGGGGGCGACTCTTCAGCGGAACTGAGTTGAACTGCCGGCTTCAGGCAGCGATCTTCTTCTTGCTGACGGCTGCGACCGCCGCCTGCTTGATGGTGCGACCGGCACCCTTGTCGTCGGTGAGCACGATGGTGCCCTTCTTGACGGACTTGACGGCCTTGACCTTGATCATCTCGGGCTCGCCACCGGCCACGTTGACCTTGATGGCGTAGCCCTCGATGGCCTCCTTGACCTCTTCGGCGGTGAGGCCTTCGAGCTTGCCGCCCGTTGCGGGGGCTTCCTTGGTGGCCTTGGACTTCGGGGTCTTGGGCTCGCCGGAACCGTCGCCGGGGTGACGGCCACCCTTGCCGATGCGGTTGCCGAGCGCCGAACGGCCGGTGTGGGCGGCGTACATGCTCTTGCAGGAACCCTCCGGGTAGCCGGTGCGGGCGCTGATGACGCCCCACGACAGCCGGGAGTCATCCCGCAGCTTGGCGATGTCCTCGCCCGTGGCGTTCTTGATGCGATCCTTCTTGGGCACCTTGGCGAAGTTGTAGATCAGCATGCACTTGCCGATGGGCGTGTCCACGGCGTCGCTGATCTTGTTCCACTTGTAGCCCTCGTTGTCACGCAGACGCACGATCTCGTCGGACGTCTTCTCGTCGAAGGTGACGGTCTTCGGCGTCCGAGCCGCCGTCACTTCCTTCTCCTTGGTGGTCATCACTTGCTCCTTGTTTGTTGACTTGATAGGGACAGATTGTACCACGACATGTGGTGTTCTCGCAAGTGTCAGGACCACTCCGTGGAGCAATCCGGACACGTTACGTCTCGCCACCAGAGGGTGGTCTTGATCTTCTTGCCGACGAGGCCACACTTGGTGTGAACCTCGCCCCGCTCCATCAGCTTGGGGAGATGTACGCAATCACGGCCAGGGTCATCACCACTGCCGCCAGAGCCATGCCCAGCACTCCCGCCGCTAGCATCTGCCCGCAGCTTTGTTCTCGGTTGTCTGTCGTTGCTGCGATCGCGATTGCCAGAACGATCGTCAGAATTGACAGGACGGCTGCGACTCCGGCTACCCAGAAGAGTGTCGTGCTGCTCATGGCTCAAGGCTACCACTCCCCAGACACCCCAAACCACAAGATGCGGTCGATGGGGCTGGAGGGGTCACGGGCGTCAGCGCCCCAACTGTGCTCGAACGCTGGGTTGACCGGGTAGATCAACCTACCGCCGTACCCGGACGTGTCCATGGCGGCGATCACGTAGGCACCGGACTCGTCGTAGGAGTCGGGGACCGGCGTGGAGTCCGGAGCGGTTCTGTAAGCCCAGAACACTCCGGCGCAATGACCTCGGTCAGCACCTTGCAGGGCTGCGGCTCGAATCATGTGGCCGAGGGCCTCGTGGTTGTAGATGCCCTTGAACTCCAAGAGCCCTACGATTGACTCATCGGTGAAGTACCCGATGCAGTCCCCCTCGAACGATCCCCTGATGAGGCAGTCAACTGCCGTGGCCATCGCATTGCTGATGGCGTGATCTCTGTCTGTCATTCTGGCTCCTTGGGTTGTGCGGGAGCCAGGGCGGGAGTAGGAGCCAACCTACCCGCCCCGGCATCACCGCGACGGTGGGCAGTATGTCACACTCCTCAGACGGAGTGCAACTCACCGCCGTCGACCGTGTGGATGGACAGGTCAGCTTCGGCGGCGACGGCCGCTGCGATGTCGGCCTCCTCCGGCGTCAGCGGCATCAGGTGGTCCTCCACGGAGCTGACCCGTTCGGCCAGGTCGGCCAGCGCACGCTCCATGAGCTCCAGGGCTCGGGCCTGCGCCCGGAGGTCTGCCTTGATCTTCTGCTTGCCGCTCAGCTTGAACGGCTTGGGTTCCTTCTTGTTCTTCATGTTTCTCCTTGTGGGTGGATCTCAGAACCACGGACAGCCGAGCTGCCCGCAGATACACACGTCGCCTTCGAGCTTTACGAGGCCGTCTGGCGACACCGTGCGGTTGGTGTCGTCGCCGACCATGCGGACGACTGCCTGGCCAGTGTAGGCGGTAGCCCAGTCTTCCGGGTCGCTGCCCCATGCGGCGCACTCCTCGCACACTGCCGTGTCCCATTCGTCGTACTGGCATTCGTGCTCCGGCATCTCCGGGAGGTACGGCTCCTCCTCCAGGTGCAGGAACACCAGGGCCACACCGGGGAGCTCGGGGCTGGTGCAGTGGTCGCCACGAACGAACTCCTGGACGCACGGCCCGGTGTGATCCCAGCCGTCGTCATCGCACAAGGGATCGTGCTCGTGCGTGTGCTCGACGTCAGCCACCGATCGACCCCTTGGATCCGCTGACCCGCCCGTTGGGGTTGGTCAGGTCGGCGGTCTTGGCGACCCGCTTGCCAGCGTTCATGGCGGCGGTGTTCACGTAGTGGACCTTGGGAGCTCGGTAGCGAGCGGGCTTGCGCTTGTCGGCGGCTCGGGCTGCCTCACGGGCTGCGATCTCCTCGGGGGTGGCGGGGCGCAGGTGCGGGAAGTTGTCCCACAGGAACTCGTCGAGCGGGTTCTTCATGGAGGCCAGCAGGTCCGGCAGGTTGGGGTTCTCGTTGATGGCGTCACGGCGCATCTTGGCGAGGCGGTCGCGGATCTCGACGACGTACCCGGTGATCAAGCCCTCACGCCACTGCTTGGGGCTGATCATGACACGCTGCTCGTCCTCGGTGAGGTTGGCCTCGCACCACTTCTTGTAGACGCTGGTGAAGTTGACGCCGATGGCTCGCACCCACGGCTGACCCTTGTACTTGTAGTTCGGGTGTGCCTGGAGCTGAGCGTGGATGTCGATCCACTTGTTGCCCGCCGCCTTGAGCACGGCCAGGTTGGTTTCCCAACTGGCAGCGGGATCGATCTGCGGGTCCATGTGGCTGACGAGGTGCATCTTCAGGCTGAGGAACATCATCTCCAGGAAGTCCAGGTCAGCCGGGTAGCCGACGGCCTTGCTCCCGTAGTAGCCGTAATGCCCCAGGCGAACACGGTTGTGCTCAGCCAGGCTGTAGAACAGGCTGCTGATCTTGGCGCAGATGTCGTCGCTGACGTCGGCCGGGTAGTGAGGGCGACCATCGCTGTTGGTGCCCCAGTAGTGGATCTCCCGGAGCTCGGGCTGGCTGGCCTTGATGCTCGCTGCCGTGTTGGGGCGGCTCGGGTCCATGAGCTGGAACTGATCGATGCTGTGCTTCAGCATCATGGCTTCTGCTTTGGCCAGCAGAGCATCGCGCTCGGCCGGGAAGGTGGTGGACCACGCCTTGTCGATCAGGGCTTGGACCTTTCTGAGGATTCCGTCTTCGTTCATGTTGGCTCCTTGTCGGTTGGACGGCTTGTGGACAGCTTGTCAGCTTTCCGGAGTTCTTGCAAACGGCTGGTCGCTTCCGTAGTCGCGACCATAGTGCTCCTTGTAGATGCGGAGCAGCTCTTCCAGAGCGCCCTGCTTGGTTCGGGACTTGACGCCGTACACCTCTCGCACCATGGCGAGCGTGCTCTGGCGGAACTTCATGCCCTTGATCTCGATCTTCAGCCTGCCGATGAACTGGCAGATCCGGAAGTGCGCCATGCCATCGGCAGTGACGATCAGCGTCGGTTCTTCAGCCATTGCCACGCCTCCCAACTGATGTAGGCGAGAGCGGCCACTGCGAGCGGCAGGCCGCTGCGGATGAGGGAGCTAGTCGCGATCATAGTCGTCGTCCTCCCACGGGCCGCTTTCGTCTTCGAGCTCGTTGTCGTGGTCGATCTGGTAGCGGTCTTCGTAGGCTGCTTCCAGCCAGTCGTCTTCACCGGGCATCCTTGGCTCCTTGTCGTTGTGTGAATGCGTCCTTGGCGGGATTGCCAAGTTCGTCCTTGGGCCAGCTCACCACAGCCAGCATCCCGCCGAAGCTCCCGTGAGCTGCGACCAGGCCGTGTTCCTTGGCGGGGTTGATGCACACCCGGAACAAGTTCTCGCTCCACGTGACGGCGGTGCCGTCCGGGAAGACGTAGACCTTGTCCGGGCTGATGCGGACTCGCTTCTTCTTCACAGGCCCAGCCTGTTCCGTGCGTCGTCGAAGTCCTGGCGGATCTGGGCGGTGCGGGCGACGCTGTCGGCGTGGATGGCGTCGACGGGGTCGTTCAGGTCTGGCTGGCGCAGAACCAGCTCCTGACCCTTGCCAGTGCCGAGTCCGATGCCGTACCGGCTGAAGTGCTGCTGGCACATGTTGGCCCACGGGCCATGAATGGTCTTCCCGTCGTACTTGGCAGTGCCAGCGCAGAAGTCGCACTGCGGCAGTTCACTGACCGTCACCTTCACTGACATGTTGGCTCCCTGGGGTTGGTGGTGTCCGCTGACAGTCTTGCACGGTCAGCTTGTTCCTGCACGTACTTGACCTGTTCGAGCGCGACGGCCATGGCGTGCATGCGGTCCTCGCAGTCCCGCTTGGTCAGGCCGAAATGGAACGTGCCGAAGGGCTGGGTCGTGTTGGCGGCGATCTTCTCGCCCAGGATCCAGATCCTGAAAGCGATGCCGTTGGTGATGCTCCCGTGGTCGAGCCACAGGTCGGTGGTGGGCTTGATGATGCCCGTGGCCTTGCAAGCTGCGTCCAGGCGATGCAGCATCGCGTTGAGTTCTTTGTTGGTGGTCATCGTTGGCACTTCCTGTAGATGTCGAGGATGCCGGTGAGCACCTCGCCGCCGGAGTCCTCGCAGGCTGTCATCATGTTGTTGTTCCACGTGATGAACGCAGCCGTCACGGTCACAACGATCGCGATGGCCAGGGCGATGCCGAGGATGTTCTTCACTTCCTCGCTCACGGCTTGTCCCACCTGTTCTCGTCAGTCCAGCGGTTCTGAAGGCGGATCTCCTCAGCCTGACGTCGCTGCTCGGACTTTGCACACCCGGCAATGAATGCCCAGGTGGCTGCCCACATGATCGCGCCCACGACGCCAGCGGTCACGTTGATCCCCTTCCACGGGATCGGGTCTGGTTCTGTTCGTCTGGTCATGACACTTCCATTCCTTGGTCGAGCCCGCATTGGGCATGGCAGAACACGCTGGTCTCGTCGGGGCGGTGCATCTCGGCGGCTTCGTCGTGGATGGGCACCACACGCTCACCGCAGATCTCGCAGTCCCGAACCTCGATGCCGCTGACGGTGAGGTCGTCCCGGTGGTCCTGGAGGAACACCTCAGCTTCGGCCAGGTCGGGTGGCCAGGGGAGGCCGTGGCGCTCGCTGGCTTGGCGGGCTTCGGCAATGGCTTGGCGCTCCAGGTCATACAGGGTGAGGCCACCGTCCAGCTCGTCGGCTACGTTGAAGTAGCTCCAGAAGAACTTGCTGTTCACGGCAGCTCCTCCCAGTTGACGGTCTGGCGCTCGAGCTTCTGCAGCTCGAACTCGAAGTCGAAGTCGCCGTAGATGGGGCTCTTCTCGAACCACACCGTCGCCTCCAGTTCGAGGTGCTGAGCCAGGTGGTGAACCGGGTCGTCCTCCTCTTCGTGGTGACCGTCGTAGTCGTCGGGCAGCTCGGCGATGAAGGTGAGGCGGTAGGTGCTCATCACTCCTCCCCGTCGATGAAGTTCTGGCGCTGGATGGCCAGCTCGCCACGGCCGGGGGCGTCGCTGAAGACGATCTTGGTGGTCGCCGGGACCACGACGACCATGCTCACTGCGAACTGGGGCTCGTGCTCGTGGTCGTCGTTGTAGACGTAGTCGGCGATCCCGGCGCAGATGTCCTCGGCCAAGTCCTGGCCGGGGGAGTCGAACTTGATGGTGATGATGTACTGGCTCATGCTTCCTCCTGGAAGTTGTACTTGGCGGGGCAATCGTGCTTGCGGTGGCCATCGGCTCCGTTGCGATCGGCCACCTTGACGTAGGTGGCGATCCAGTTGCCGGTGACTTCGCCTTCGGGCGTCTCCTCTTCTTCGAGGTGGTAGCCGCCGTTGGCGACGGGTTCGGCGTCGTAGCTGGCGCTCAGCATGCGGGTCCTGCCAGCCTGAACGTAGGCGTACACCACACTGTTCCCGCAGTTGCGGCAACGGTGCGTGTCCGGTGGGAGCGGTGCGCTCACGTTGGTGTTCCTCCTGTGATTCTGATGTCGATGATGCGGTTGGCTCGGCGGGGGTCGGGGTGGCTCAACCGGGTGATGGTGACCGCACCGACTGCTTCCATTTCGAGCAGGGTGCGGCTCACCACCTTGTAGTTCACCCCGGTGAGGAAGGCCAGGTCGTACAAGACCTGACCCGCCTCCCGGGCGAAGGAGCCACCTTCGTACTCGATTGCCCAGGTGATGAGCAATGCGTTGTCGATGGAGGTCATGCGGGTTCTCCCTGCTTGACCTCGGCGATGCGGTCCTCCCAGTTCCACGACATCTGGCTGTCGATGTCGTCGACGACACGGTGGCGCATGCGCTCGTCCGTGGGGAGGTCAGCCCTGAGGATCAAACCCTTGCGGGTGATCAGCGTGCAGGGCTCGGTGGTGACGGGTTGGGCGTTCTTCCTGACCAGGACGTCGGTCTGGAAACCGATGCCCGGCGAATGGAACAGCGTGGCTGTGAACTTCAAGGTTGGCTCCTTTGTGTTGGTGGTGCAACCCCACCCTGCTTACACGAACATAGTTCAGGCAAGCAGGGTGGGGGTGCGGGTCAGGCTTCGCTCGGCCAGAACCGGGCGTGGGGCACGAGCTGGTCGGTGTACTTGGTTCCGTCCCAGTAGGCGACCAACGGCTCGTCGGCGTTGGCGATGCGGTACTGGTGCAGCACGTCCTCCAGGTAGTCGTCGAAGGTGCCGACACAGATGTCGGGTTCGTCGAGGTTGTTGAGGACCATGCTGCCGTTGCCGAAGTGCAGCACCTGCTTGGGCAGGCTCTCGTAGTTGGGGATCGTCTCCTTGGGGTAGTAGATCAACCCGGTGTGACTGATGTCGTACGGATCACCGTTGACATCGATGGTGTGGATTCCGAAGGTGGGCATGGGGCTCCTTTGTTTGGCCACCACTAACGGTAGTGGTGCGGGCGGGTTCGGGCAAGCTCCACGAGCTTGGCCCGCAGGCTGTGAATTGAGCTCTGGCGCCCTTCGTGGAGGGCGAGCGTGAGGGCGGTCATGATGAACAGCGTCTCGTCTTCGTGGGTCCAGTAGAAGCCGTTGCCCAGCGGGAAGCCGGGTACGTTCAGCATCTCGACGCCGATGGCAGCGTACCGGGGGATCTTGCTGTCTGTGATCTCCCGGTTGCAGCGGCCCTCATCGCACAAGGCGGCGAGGATGTGCCTGACGCCGCAGTCATGCCTGAACACAAGGACAAAGCTGTGCGGCTGGTGAGTGATGGGTCGTTCGGTGGTCATTGGCGGGCTCTCCTCTTGTTCATTCGCCGAAGGATGAACTTGTCCTTCAGGCTGAGCTCCCCGCCAAAGACCCAGCGGATCCAGACATCGAACTCCTTCCAGCTCATGCCCTCCGGTATGGGTTCCCTGCTGGTCATTGGTGGTGCTCCTCCCAGATGATGGCACAATCCTCGCAGACCAGCTTGCCATCAGACAAGCGAAACACGAGGCCCCACTCGCAGATCTCGTAGTCGTGCACGGGGTGCACCTCCAGGTAGAACCCGATGGGGCTTGGCGGCTCGGCCACGCAGTCGCCGCTCTGGCAGCGGCTTGAATCGAACTTGAGGCCGTAGTGCTCCTCGTCGTAGTTGTCGTGGTCTTCGGGGATGGGCAGCTCGACGGGGCGGTTCACAAGCCCCACCGGGCTTCCATGCGGCGCTCCTCGGCGTCTCGCCAGGTGAACTCCTGCCACGCTTCGAGCTGGGCGGCTTGTTCGGGCGTGAGGCTCTCATCGTCGGGGATGAGCACCACGTTGCGGCCATCGCACTGCTGGCAGGTCACATCGTACAAGCCCCCGAAGTAGTTCTCCCGGAAGTCGTCATCGTCCCAGCACTCATCGTCGCCGCTGATGCCGTGCCCGTCGATGCTGGGGTTCACGTGCTTGCCGGTGCCGTGGCATCGGCCGCACACTTCGTACCGGGCGGGGATGGCGATGTCCAACCCCTCGGAATCGTTGATGGTCATGGTGAGCATCAGTAGCCCCACTGGCTCTCGTCGTCGGGGTCGAAGTCCGGGTGGTCGAGCCAGAAGTAGACCAGTTGGCCGTGGGCCAGGTTGATCTGGTGCATGATGGCCATGGATTCGTCGTACTTGGTGAGGACCAGGTCGACGACGATGTTGCGGAACCAGTTCCGGTAGGTCGGGCTCTTGTGCTCGACAACTTCGGCCGTGTTGTCGGCCAGGCGGCAGAACCAGCCCAGCCGGTCCTCCCAGGCGAAGATGTTGCGCTGGATCCCGCTGTAGCGGTAGGCGGCTGCGCTGATGCCCTGTTCGCATGCGCCGCAGAGGTAGTCCGGCCCCCACCACGAGCCGATGAAGGCTCCGTGTGGGCAATACTGCCGGGGATCGTCGTGGTCGGCATCGTAGCCGAGGATCTCGTCGGTTTCGGTTGGCATGGTGGCTCCTTGTGTTGGTGGGTATGCCGTGAGCGCCCCGGACTCGAACCGGGGTGTATTCCTTTCGCTCGTGCCAGTGTAGTACACCGGCGGTGTTCGTGCTAGCGGGGGTCTGGCAGGAAGTACTGATCCAGGTCGCCGTCCACGTGGAACTTGAACTCGAAGTCGAACTCGGTTCCGTTGGGGTGGAAGGCGGTGCCGACCAGCAGGCGCACCATGCCTTCCTCGTTGTGGATGCCCCTGGCCTTGTCGTGATCGTTGGCGGGCACTTCCTGCATCTCGCAGTCCTTGATCACTGCGCTGAAGGTTCGTCGCTTGGCCATCAGGTGCCCAGGTTCCGGTCGTAGTGGTCCATGGCCTCGTTGTCCTGGAAGGTGGCTGCGTAGGCAGCCTCGATGCGGCGGTACTGGTCGGACGCTTCACCGTCGACGGCTCGCAGGGCGGCGAGGGCAGCGTGCAGGTGGATCTGCTGTTCGTCTTCGGCTTGCTGGGCCATGGCGTGCAGATCCACGTCGTAGATGGTGCTGATCTCCTCGATCAGCAAGGCCAGTACGATCTCGGGGTCGATGGGCGTTCCGGCACCGCCGATGCCGCTCAACTTGAACGCCTTGATGGCGTCCTGGATGGCGATCCACTCGGTGCTGGTGGTGATGCCCTCCTTCACGTCGTGGTACCAGGCGATGTGCGCCGCTCGCAGTTCCGCCGTGGGGGCGAGGCTGGTGCCGTCGGGGTTCCAACCCCAGGGGCCGTGCGGGAACGGCCAGTTGAGGTAGGCATCCTCGTCGTGGATGATCTGTTCGGGTGTCATGTTGGCTCCTTGCTACCGTGGTGGCTCCACGGTGGTGCCCGCCAGGGACTCGAACCCTGGGTGTATGCCGTTCGGGCGGGCAGGCTACTTGCGTGAACCTGCCAGGTAGGCGGTGAGGGCGGCCAAGGGAGCCAGTGCGGCAACCGTGGCGATGGTCTTCAGGATGGCCCTGGTCATGCGAGGCTGGCTTCCTCGTCTAGTTCGTCCTGGGTGGGGCCACGGCCGGTGAGCAGCGGGGCCAGTTCACGCAAGAACTGTGCCTGTTCCTCGCCGTCGAGGATGTAGTACCCCGGATCACCGACCCAGATGGCCAGGTGGCCTTCGTACTGGTCGTGATCCCGTCGGGTGCTGCTGTACACACCGATCTGGAACTCGAAGCCCCTGTTGTCTTCGGATACGGCCACCACGAAGGTGGTTGGGTTGAGCAGTGTTTGCATGGCTCCTACTTTACTGGTTGGTGGTGGGTTCACGCTAGCGGGTGTTACTTCTTGGACTTGGGCTTCTTGCTGCCGTGGTTGGGGTGATGGCGGCCTGAGCCCTTCATCCGGGAGGGCTGGCGTCGGTTGGGATCGGCCGGTCTCATCAGCGGCGGCTGACGGTGAGCTGGGCTCGGATACCGGCGTGGCTGCGCACTTCGGTTCCCATCCAGCGGATGGTGGCCACGGTGCTGTCTTCGTCGACTTCCACGTTGAGCACGAGCTTGTCGTCGTGGTCGTGGACGATGTCGCCGGGGAGCAGTTCGTCCGGGGTGCAGGTGATGGTCTTCAAGAGAGATTCCCTCATTTCAGTTCCTTTCGGGTTGGTGGGTTCTCAAATATTAGGAGGGGGTGGCTCCTCTCCCCCTGAGCCGAATTCGGGGGCTACCCCCTCCGAACCTCTTCGTACGCAGCATCGGCGCTCATGTAGAACGACCATGCCTGAGCCTGCCTCAAGCGGAGGCGCTCAGCAGCGTTGAACAGTTGAGCCCGCTTCCTGACGGTGGAAGGCGACGTGCCCCGTACTGCATGAGCCTGCCTCGTGCGTTGTGCATGCAGCGCATCCAGCTTGAGGCTGGCTCGGCGTACTTGTGCTCGCAGACGGTGAGCCTGCATCGTGTTGATGTTCACCAGGCGACACCGAACACCAGTGTACTGAGCATCCCTCCAGCGATCCAAAGAAACATCGGATCACGGCTCAGGTGCCAGAACACCATCATCTGGATGATGAGTGCTGTGCACAGCAGGCACAGCAGGAACTTGCTTCCCTTTGACATGTGGCTCCTTGCTGCCCACCCAGGAGGGTGGATCGTGGGGGCAGGGGGCTCGAACCCCTGTGCATGCCGTACCCCCGAACCCCTTGCCTTGCCTTGCTTCAGCTCGCCTTGCGGCCCTTGCTGGCCCGAGCTGCCTTCCAGGCCCCGAGGTCGGCGACCGTGATGTTGTGCTTGTTCATCAGGTCGGCGATCTTCTCGTCGATGGCGTCGTGCTGCTCGGCCGGAGTGGCCTTGTCCTGACGCAGGTTCTGCAGCTTGACGATCGTGCTCATGGCCTTGCCCTTCTGAGCGGCGGTGCTCATGGTACGGTCGGCCTTGAAGTTGAGGAGCTGCTCCACGGCCGGACGGCCCTTGAGCTCCACGGGGATCTGAGCTCCCTCGGCCTTGCGGTTCTCCAGGTACAGGGTGGGATCACCGTAGGCGAAGCGTCCGCCCTTGCCGATCCGCAGGCCCAGGTCCTTCTCCACACCCGCGAGCTTGAAGCACTCGCGGACGTAGCTCTCGCTCACGCCGAAGCGCACGGCCAGCTCACCCCAGCTGAGCTTCGTGCCCAGCCGTGCTGCGTGGAACTTCTTGGCGTGTGCGTACCGCTCCTCGCTGCCCTTGCTGGCCTTGACCAGCCGGGTCAGGAGTTCCGGCGCGTACTCTTCCAGCTGAGCCCGACGGGCGATCAGCCAACCACGCGAGTACTTGATGCTGGGGCAGACCGAGCTGAGCTCGGCCCACTTCAGTTCGTCCCCGGCGGAGGTGCACACTTCGAGCGTTGCCGCGATCAGTGCGCTGACTTCCGCCGCAGGGGTGTCCTCGGTGGCGAAGATGGAAGTGGTGGTGTTGTTCATGACAGTGGCTCCTTTGTGCACCGGGGTACTTCCCCTTGCTCCACAAGATTCTACCGCAGTTGAATCCTCTGGAGCAACCCCCACCGAAGCGAGGGGCTGCCCGAAGCTTAGTCGAACCCAATTCCGTGGTGCTGCAACTTGGTGGCCAACCGCATGGCCGCTTGTAGTGCACTTGCACCCTGTTGTTATTGCATTTGCAACTAGGTAGCCCGCACGGTGCCGCAGCCCAACATATTGCCCCGCTTAGCCGGGGGTGTGTTGGCGGTACCGCCGTTGGCATGCGCTGCGCACCGCTTGTTGGTGCCGCTTGCCTTGTTGCATTTGCATACAACCTAAACCGCATTTATGCCACGGGCTGGCCCCGTTGGGGGCGGGCCGCTTGCGCCGTTATAGGGCCTGCCTATAACCGTGGTGCGTATGTAAATGTACTGCTGTTGCATTTGCAACAACTGCTGGCCTAGCGGGCCTGGCGCTGGCAGTGTGGGCCGTGGCCGCTGGCGCCCAATGGGGGCCGCTTGCCGCTTGCCGCTGCACTTGCCTTACAACACCAGGGTACCACGGGGGTGCAGGTGGCCCGAATGCCACCTCCTCATTCATCGAGAGTTCTCGCAATTCCCTGGCTCGACCAAACTCGTTTCGGTTCACCTTTGATCTCAACCCCGATCTTGCGGCACAACACCACCATGTGCATCAGCGCATCCATCGCATGCGGCCGACTGGCGATGTACAACCCGCAGTCCTTCAACCGCTCCACACAGGCAGGCTTCCCCTTGGGCAACCACAGCCGTTCGTTGGGCATCTGCCACACCATCTTGTGACCCTTGCCGCCCCACACACCATCAGTAGCCGAACTATCAACACCAGGCAGTGGGATCACACGGCCGGTCATGGACCAGTGCATGGCAGCACGAATCCTGTCGTACAGCACGGGCACCCCCGCACCACCAACGGTCCAGCCTCGGTCATCAACACCACGCCAGTTGTGTCCCGGCCAGGTTCGCCAGGCATCGCCATTCTTCAACCCGTGCATTTCCATGCGGTCATCCAGGCGTGCACCAATGCGCACAGGCGACAACCCCTCCCGATTGCTGCCACCAACAGCCTTGGGATCACCCCACCCCAGGATGAAGTCTTCCACCACCACAAACCCATGCGGACCCATGGCCAACATCAACAGCTCAATGAGGTTCGTCACACCACGCTCCAGGTCATGGATCACCGCACGCTCCCCCGCAATGCCCTTGCGCCGCCCACGTCCAGCGTTGACCTTGCTCACCGAACCATCAAGCCCAGCCATGATGTCTTCGATCTCCAACTTGACCTCGGCTTTCCGCCTTGCCCACGACGGTACCTTGCCAGCCCACACCCATTCCTGCGCCACCACCCCAGCACCAGCATCCAGCTGATCCAGGTACAACTGCTGGTCCCACGCATCCCACAGTGCAATGCCAGTAGTTCCACCGGGGTCAATAGCCAAGATTGACACTCCCGGGCTAGGAACTAAGCTACGTCTCGTTTCTGAAGTATTTGCCATGCTCCCAGCGTAGCACACCCAACACAAACGCATAACTCGTTGTACGGGCACAGGCGGGGATAGGAAGAGAGAGTAGTGTAGTGTATTGTATATCACTCACTCTATATAGGAAGAGACCTATCTCACTCTCTCACTCACTCTCATCGGCGAGACCACTATACGCCTGCGCCCGCCAAGGAGTATTGCGTTTGTATTAGATGCGCCGGTGTGCCATACTGGTCCCATGCCCACCAAGTTCTGCAACCTATGCGGTGATCCATTCACCTACGAGACCAAGCCAGGTCGCCCTCCCCGCCTGTGTAGTGAAAGCTGCCGAAGCATCATGAAGACCAGCAGGCCAATGGATCGCATGTGCCTCCAGTGCGGGAACCCCTACATCCTCAGCGAAGAGCATGGTGGGCACTACGCCTGGTGCAGTGTCCATTGCGAAGCCGCCCACAAGCACGCCACCGTGTGCAAGCAGTGCAGCACTCCGCTCCTCCAGAATGGAACCTTGTGGTGCAGCTACCCGTGCATGCTCAAGGCTTGCGGACTGGAAGAGCTGACGTGTCGCAACTGCAACACCGCATTCGTGCGCACGGGAGAGTTCAAGCGTGTGCCAAAGTATTGCAGCCAAGAATGCCGTGAGACCTACAACGCTCAGTTGCTCGCAGCCATGCCCGAGCAGGGGCGCAGCGCCGATATCGGTCACGAGGTGATGCTGATCAACGCAGCCGAGCTCAGCGAACGGCTACCAGACCCAAACCCGCACTACTGGCGCAACGGGTCAGTGTTTGACAGTGCTCGGCCCCTGGCGACGGCTACAAGGTTCCTAGCGAGCGTTGAATGGTGGACCGAGACCATCCGCCTTGTTGATACGGGCAAGCCACTGCACACGGCCTGGCTCCTGCACTACATCGATGTCCAGTGCATGTTCAACCGCACACCCTGGGACCCCGAATACATCTACCCGTTCCAGCTCGTGCTACCGCTAATGCCCAAGGACACACGGCCAATCCGCAGTGCGTGGCGCAAGATCGCAGGAAACTGGCGTGAAACATACGCCAACCCGGACATCACCATGTTCCACCACATGGCGGAGATGCACAACGCCTACAAGGAGCGCCTCCCAACTGGCACCAAGAGCGATCTTCGCCGTGTGGAAAGCGCTCGGGCAGTGCTGCACTACCACAAGGCTCAGCACACCTACACGGACCTGAACTTCCTGGGCATCGGTAAGTATCAATACCTGCCCTACAGCACCTTCGGCACGGACATCACACCCGATACCAGTGCGGCCCTGTGGCGCATGCTCAGCTACACCGAAGGTGACACCACCATGCACGACAGCATGATCTGGCTCCGCCGTTGCGCTGACAAGCTGCTGCAACTGGCCAGTCACACCAGCTAGCCTGCCGCCATGCCAGTCCAAAGCAACAAGTATCCTCGCAGTGGTAAGGAGCAGCGCAAGCTCGAACGCATTGCGGCCAAGACCCGTGAAGAAGGCATCGCCCGTGGGCTGCACCTGCCACAGATCTGCGGGTACAGCTACACACGGCGCAAGCCAGCCAACGCTCCGCCCGATTGGCAACCCACCGAAGCCATCTGCATGCGGAACAGCGGTGCCAACACCAGCCACCCCAACCAAGGCTTCTGCGACTACCACGAAGTGGAGCTCGAACTGGCCCTGGACGGCCAAGGTGCGCAGACCCAGGCGGCACGCCAGTTCGCATGGCAGCAGGCGACGTTCTTCGGGAGGAAGCCCATCGGCCCAGCCGAAGCCCTCATGGAGGAGATCCAGCGCAGCGCCTACATCGTCGAGTGGATCGAAGCGCAAATGGAAGAGCTGCGCCAACAGGGCGTCAGCAACTCAGGCATCTTCCAGCAGTACGACATCAAGAACGGTTACCAGCCGAGCGTGTGGGCCACCCTCCACAAGCAAGAGCGTGAATTCCTGTTGAAGGCCACCACGGCCGCAATCAAGGCAGGGCTCGAGGAGCGCAAGGTCCAGATCGCGGAGCAGCAAGGCCGCTTGATTGTCGCGATGATGATGGCCTTCATCAACGACCCGCAACTGGGCCTGAACCCGGACCAGCTCATGCGTGCCCCAGCCCTGATGCGCAAGCACCTGCTGGCCCTACCCAATGAGAACCCCAACCCACCCGCAATCATCAACGCCCACAGTGAGGAAGTCGCATGAGCCTCGACACCGACGAGCGCAACAAGTTCCACGAAGAGCTGGCAGAGCTGATCGCCAAGTACCCAGGCCTCAGCAACGAGCCCGAGTACCACGAAGACTGCGACTGCGGCTTCGACCCCGACAGCCCCAAGATGCTCACGGGAGTGCTGCTGGTGCTCAGCTACCAGAACATGGACGCCTACAACGAGCTGTTCTGGACGGACCCGCTGCACCAGAGCCACTTCACGAGTGTGGGGCTCGCCGCTGCCGCCTACCACGAGATGCTTGAGAACTCATGAACATCAACACCCTGTTGGCATTCGTACTTGGCGTGAGCCTTGGCCTCAACGCCGCCCTGGCCGTGGTGCTGCACCAGCTCCGCAAGGCGTGGCCCAAGGGGAGCCGCCAAGCCAAGCCCGTTGTGTAGTACGCTGCCACCCCGTTAGGTTCCCCACCACCGACGGAGTAAGCGTGTACGGATTGATCGACCCATTCTGGGGGACCCTGGCAACAGCGGGCCTAGTGTTTCTGGCAGCGGTGCTCACCAACCACCAGATCAACAAGCCGATACGCAAGCGCCAGGAAGTGCAGGACAAGGTCCTCACAGACCAGAACACAGTGCTCAGCAAGATCAGTACCGACACGCAAGAACTCCAGGTCAACGGCGGCATGAGCGCTCGAGACACCATGAACCGTATGGAAGCCAACATCGTGAAGATGCGCTACAGCATCGACATGATCCTGGACCGTGTGCACATCATGGACCGTAGGCACGTCGTCATGGAAGACCGGCAACTAACCATCGAATCCCACGTGGAAGAGAACGGCAAGATGCTGCAAGCCCTCACCGGCCGCATGGACGACCAAGACCAGCTCATCACCGACTTGGGTGCTACATTGACCAGTGACGACCAAGGAGGTCTCCAGTGAGCTTCGGAGCAAGCCAGCGCAGCATCAGTCCGATCGTGAAGGCACCGGCACGCCGGTTCGCCCGAGTGATCCCGACCATGAAGTCCGTGTACATGGGCCTGGGGAACTACCCCCGTGCCACCATGCGCCAGAGCGGCCCCAGCGGCGGTGCCGTGCCCAGCGTCGACGTCATCCAGACGAACCCGGCGTTCACTCCCACCCCCGACGGCCCGCAGCCCGGCTGACCCATGGCCACCATGTGGGAGCGTGAGCTCGCCTGGAACCAGGAGTTCAGGCGCAGCATGGGTCAGGCAAGCATCACGCCTGATGCCGTGCTCCGTGGCATGCGCCCCCGAACCGTCAGCTTCAAGAAGGCTGGTGCGTTCGGGGGACCACGCCTCAACGCCATGCGGACCACCCGTGTGCGCTACCGCCCGAGCCCTTTCGCCAGGGCTGCCGCCTTGCAGATCGGTGCACGGGTGGGCGGTGCCTACATCGGGTATCAGGCCGGTGTGTACCTGGGTCGCAAGGCCAACAGCGCCATGGCAGGCCGCAAGGCATACGCCCGAACCATCAAGCGGGGCGGCAACGTTCAGCAGGCGACCATCGCCCGCAAGGGTGCCAAGCAGCGCAGCATGAAGGCCAGCCGCTACACGCAGCGGGCAGCCATCACGCTGCAGAACCCGCAGAAGTATCAGGCTCGCCGGGTTGCACGCAACAAGGCCAGCGGCGGCGGGCGGCGTCCACCGCAGCTCAGCAGTGCGCAGCGTGCAGCCATGGCCCGACGTCGCGGCCGTGACAGCCGTGGGAAGTTCCGCTGAACAACCGCTGAGGTTCTGACCGGGTGCTACCCGGATAGACCACAACTGAACCTCTGGACACAGAGCCCCTGCCCTCGGGAGTGGGGGCTCTGTGCTATATTGCGCCAAGGTCCCGCCAGGAGGAGTTCCGATGCCGTCCTCAGTGTTCATGACACACCCCAACAATCCAAGTCTCAAGGCTCAGGTCAAGTACGAGAGCTTCGTCACATACTGGCAACAGCGTGGATGGCAGCTCGACAGTGGCACCAGTGGTGGCGCTGACCTCAGCGGCCTGAACGCCCACCTTGCCGACGCCGACGGTGCACACCCGGCCAGCAGCATCAGTGTGAATGCCATCGCAGGTGTGACGGGCACCACAGTCCAGGCCGTGCTGGCTGAGCTGAAGAGCGGCATCGGCGTTGGTGGCAGCACCACCATTCGCGTCGAGGACGAGGGAGCCACCACGCTTCTGACTGCATCGGCAATCAACTTCGTCGGGGCCGGAGTGAGCGTTGCCAACGCAGGCAGTGGTGAAGTGACCGTGACCATTCCCGGTGGTGGAGGCGGGGGCGGTGGCCTCAGCGGCATCCGGGTGGAGGACGAGACCCTCACGGTGCAGAGCCTTGCCACGGCAATCAACTTCAGCGGCAGTGGCGTGACCGTGACCGATGCCGGCGCAGGTGAAGTGCTGGTGACCATTCCGGGCGCAACGGGCGGCGGCACCATGACAGACCCCCAGGTGGAAACTGCCTACAACAATCGTGTGGCAGTGGCAACCCAAGGCGACGCCGAAGGTGGCACCGGCACCACGGTCTTGCGGTGGACCCCGCAGCGCATTGCTCAGGCGGTGGCCGCACTGGCGGGCAGTGCCAACACCCTGGCGCAGAACTTCCCGGAGAGCTTCGCTGTGCGGCTTGGTGGCCCGGCAGACATCATCCTCGGAGACCCGGCCAACGCCAAGGACGGCTTCCCCCTGCCGTATGCCATGACCATCGAGGAGATCCTCATCGGCCAGAGCGCGACGGCGGCAAGCATCACAACATGTGACGTTCACGTCGGTGGCGGTGGTGGTACCAGCATCCTCGGGGCGGGCAAGGTCACCGTCCCCATCGGGCAGACGTTCGGCACGACCAGCGCCTTCACCACGGGTGCCAGCTACGCCGCCAACAAGGGCGATTACATCAGCGTCTATGCGGACAGCCTCGCCAGCACAGTGCGAAACCTGACGTTGTGGGTCATCGGCAAGCGGAACGTCGGCAACGTGACGCCGCCCACCAACCCCGGCACCCCCAGCATGCTCAGCGTGCCACGCAACCTCGGCGGGTTGACGCCGCAGTGGCAGCCGGGCAGCAGCGGCAACAGCACCATCGACTACTACGAACTCCAGGTCAGCACGGACAACACCAACTGGACGGTGTTGCAGGCGCAGCTCGGGGCAGTGCAGTATCAGCACGGGCCGATCGCCAACGGGGTCACCAACTGGTATCGGGTTCGTGCGCACAACGCAGCAGGGTTGTGGTCCAACTACAGCTCCAGCCTGAGCGGTACGGCCGGTGACGTCCCCGGTGGCGCACCGACCAGCCTTGCCAGCACCGGCGTGCTGAGCAACCAGTTCGGCGTGACGTGGGTCGCCCCGACCGGCACCGCCAACACCGGCGGATTGCCCATCCTCAGTTACTACATCGAAGTTGGCCCGGTCAACGGTGGGACCAGCACGATCACCGCTAGCGGATCGGTTGCGGCCACCCCGACCAGCCGCACGTTCACGTTCTGGGACTTCTTCAATCAGGGCACCACGACCATCCAGCCTTCCACGGCGTACCGGGTGCGTATCGCAGCCGAGAACGAAGCTGGCATAGGCCCGTTCGCCACGTTGGATGTGACCACGGCAGCAAGCGGCGGCGGCACTCCTGCACCGCTGGCCCCTACGGCACTGGTGCAAGATGTCGCAGCCAGCGGTGCGACCACCATCAACTACGATTGGTCCCTCCCGACCGATGCCAACCGCACAGGCGTCGATGTCGAATGGAAGCAATCCACGCAGACCTACGGCAACACGCCGGTCAGCAACGCAGCAGGCACCACAACGTTCACTCCGGCGCTCTTCCGTGATGCGTTGTGGGACTTCCGGGTGAGGACCACTGGCCCCGGTGGTCAGAGTGCCTGGGTCGACCTGTTCAACAAGCAGTGCCGCCAGACCCCGAGCGCCCCCAGGACGCTGGCCGCTGGCACGCCAACCGCAACCGGCGTGACGCTCACGTGGGTGGCACCGCAGTTCGCAGGGGCGACCAACGACATCACCGGCTACTACGTCGAATGGGACCAGCAGGCGGACAACTTCGCCAGTCCGATCGGCAACAGTGGCGTGCTGGGCAACGTGCTGACGTACACCATCGCCAACCTGCCCACGCCCGCCACCAACTACAGCGCACGAGTGCGGGCCATCAACAGTGTCGGGAGTGATACCTACGCCTCGGTTAGCTTCACGACTGCGGCCGGTGCTGCGGGTGGTCTGGGCGACGGCTTGCAACTGGTGCCCCACATTGGCGAGTTCACTGCCAACGGCATGAAGACCGTCAGCAGCTCGAACGCAACCTGGGCCACCGCTGCGGCGGGCAGTGGTCTGACGTTGCTGCTCGGAGCCAGCTTCAACGGAACAGCGATCCTGTCAGGTGGGGTGTACACAGTCACTCAGACGTTCATGCAGTGGGACACCACCCTGGCCGCAGGCAAGGAGATCAAGGCGGCATGGCTCGAATTCGACGAGGAGGACACCGACTTCACCGACGTCATCCCCGCTGGTAACAATCACGATCTCACGGTCGTCCTGATGCCATACGATTACGGTGACAACCCTCCCACCACGGCAGACTTCCGCAGCAACACGCAACTCGCGGCTCTCAACCGTGGAGCCGAGCTCAAGTTCAACAGGGGCGCGACGTGGCCCAGCGGATTCGGCCAGCCGATCATTGCGCAGGACGGCCTGGCCACCGTGAACCAGTTCCGCGACGTGCTCAACCCGGCTGGTATCAGCAAGTTCGTCATCGCAAGCAACGACCAGATCACCAACGTTGCCCCTGGGGCTGGGTCCAGCAACCTCACGATCCCTCAGCCAACTGCCGGTTGCAAGATCGCGATGATCGTCGGTCCAGCCGGTGGTGCCATGCCCACGCCGGTCGACCCGGCACCCGTCACCTTGATCGATACTGTCGGTGATGATGGGTTCGTCACTGCGTACTGGTCCGTCCCGTACGATGGCACCAGCGCCAGCGGTGGCAGCGCAATCACCGGGTACGACGTGCGCTACAAGGCCAACACCGCCGCCACCTGGACGCAGGCCAGCTACACCAACGCTCAGCTCAACGGCAATGCGTTCAACAAGAACATCACGCTGGGCGGCGGTGGCCTGGCTTACCAGGAATACATGATCCAGGTGAGGGCCAAGACCGCAAGCCGCACGGCCAAGTGGAGCGCAGTCGGATACGGAACCAGCGCATTCAGCCCCGGATGACCAAGGAGACCACCATGCAAGTTCAAGCAACCATCCACACTGAGATCCCGCCCGGACCTCAGCCCGAGTACATCGCCATGAAGTACGACGAGTACATGCAAGTGCGTGCTGACGTGGCCAAGCTGTTGGACTACCACGCATTCATCCGCAAGGTGGGCCTCCTGCTGGAAGGCAGCCTCACCCCAGAGGAAGAAGCTGAACTGCGCCAGTCGTACCAGCACTTCACCCGGCAGTATGGCGGTGGTCGCTGATGCCCGGCCTCAAGAGGTTCGCCGGTGGTCAGGTCTACTACTGCCAGCTCCTCCCCAACGGCAACGTGTTGATCTGCGGCCCCGGAGGGAACTCAAGGATCCTCGAGCCCTCGGACGACGGAACCTACAAATATGGAGCGATCAGGGCAGTGCAGCCAGCTCCGTACGGAGCACTGTACGGCCAGGTGTGGATCACCAACGAAGGGAACATGATCCAGACCCCCGGCGAGTACGACACCGCCTACAGCATCCCCAACAACACAACGGGTATCGCCTACTTGGGCGGGTACAACTGCCAGTTCGACGTCAAGAAGGAGTCGTGGACGGTCAACACAGGCAACATCAGCAACGACGCTGGCACCGGCAGCGTGGAGAACCACCTGCCCATGTTCGTCACGGATGACGGCCGGTTGTACGGCGGGCTCAAGGAGGTGATGGCCACCAACATCTTCGAGCCCGGTGCCATCAAGAATGCTCCCACTGCTGCGTTCAGCCAGGGTGGCCAGATCCTATGGAGGTTCGGAGAGCAGGCGTTGGCCCTGCTCCCGGATGGGACTGCGTTCAGCTTCAGCACAAGCATCAACCTCTTCGAGAATCCATTCCTGGAGAGGATCTACCCAGGTGGGTACTCGGCAGCCATGGAGGCCGCAGGCAGCAACAACCGGAGCCCATTGATCACCCAGTACCTGAACTGCGAGACCAACATCCTGGCTGCCGTTGGCGGCAGCCCGTGGAGAACTCCATACGACATCCTGCGCCAGCGCTGGCTCAGCGAAGGTCCCGCAGTCTTCTACGAGCAAGGACCGTGCGGCTGGATGCCCAAGATCCAGCGAGTGGTGTTCGCCAGCGGGATCGGCTACGTCTACACGGTGGACCCGTTTGCTGCTGACGTCAAGGCTTCCATCGCTCTTGGTGGAACCAACCCGATGAGCCCTCAGCACCCTGACCGGGGCACCTTCGAGTGGTCCTACTATGAAGACAGCATCGCTCCTTTGGCCAACGACTTCAACAACATCAGTGATGCGTGCTACTTGGGGACAGTGGCAGCGGCAAGCAACAACATCACGGCAAGCGCCCTCACGTCGCTCACGTTCACGCCAAGGTTCGATATCGACCAGACCGTGGCCAGGCTCAACAACTCGGCTCTCGCTCCTGGAGGACCCCAGGATTCAAATCCGAACATCCCAGGCGGGCTCACAACGTTGCGGAGTCGCACCGTATTCATCCGGGTTGACAACAACACACGGTTCGCCAAGATGTCGTACACCACCGTCACCAAGTCCGGTGGGAACATCGTGCTCGGCGGCATTTCGACGGACGTCTGGTATGCAGGCTCGAAGTCCAGCACGATCCTCACCGGTCAGCAGCTCACACTCGAGAATCCTCACTATCAGAGCATGGACGCTCCTGGCTGCTTCCTGCCGAATGGAGACTTCGTCTACATCGCAGGGTGTGGAGGGCCGTACGAATATGGCAACTGGGCGCAAGGCAACAGTGCCATCCTCAAGTGGACCGGCACCGGCAACCCGACCCTGTGGGACGCAGCAGATCCTGAGACGTTCTTCAAAGGTGCGGAATACAACCAGGGTTTGTTCATGCTGCCGAGCGGTGAGATGCTCAAGTGGACGGTGGGAGATCTCATCATCTTCCCGCTGACGCTCAGCCAGCGCACGCCGCACACCACGCCCGTCCAGGCCGCACCAGTTCTGAGCAGCTTCCCGGCCAAGGTGATCCCGGGTAACACCTACCGCCTGACCGGCACCCGTGTCAACGGCGTGAACGAAGGTGGGCTCTTCGGTGATGACAAGTCACCACGAACCAACTTCCCCATCGTCCGGCTGGCCAGCACCACGACCAATCAGGTGGTGTACTGCCGCAGCTTCGACTTCGAGTACAGAGGCATCAGCCCGACGAGGGTTAGCAGCTTCAGCATCGAGGTTCCGTACAAGATGCTTCCAGGCGTGTACAACGTGCAGATCTGCGCCAACGGCTGCATCACCACGCATGGCACGCAGACCATCGTCAGCCCGGTCGGCAATATGACGTCCCTCATGAGCCGTCCGAATTCAGTGACCAACACGGTCCGGGTCGGTGCATCGGGAGCCGCACCGAGTTTCCCGTATCCGCTGAACGGTAGCTGCGTGTTCGTCAGCAATAGCGGCAGCGACTCCAACCCAGGAACCATCAGCCGCCCCAAGCTGAGGATCGCATCCGCCATCGCAGCATGCCAGACCAACGGTACCGTGGTCGTCAGGGGCGGTACCTACTACGAAGGGTCTCTGACCGTCCAGGGCAAGTCCATCACCATCCAGAACTACCCAGGCGAGGAGGTGTGGGTCGACGGCAGTAGCACGCACACCAATCCCAGCGTCACCGGGAGCGCCAGAATCTTCCCGTTCTTCAGTTGGCAGACCCCGGTCCTCGCCAACGATGCCGCCTGGCCGCAGGTCAGCACCACGGCAAGCCCACCCGCCAACGCCTTCGCCGGGTGGCCAGAGATGGTCTGGAACGGCACCACCGAGCTGACCCAGGTTGCGGACATCACGGCTATCGGAGTGACCCCCAACTCTTTCTACGCAGACCGGGTCAATAATCAGCTCGTCCTCGCTCTCGGGACTGGTGCGACAGTGATCACTGTTGCTGGCAAGGTGGACGGGTTGTTCGTCGATGGGTTGGCGGCTGCTGGAACCAAGGTTAAAGGCATTAACTTCCGCAAGTTCGCCACGACAATGGCGCAGCAGGCAGCGGTGAAGCTGTTCGCCACTGGGTGCGTGATGGAGGACTGCATCGTCGAGGACACAGCCAACAGCGGGATCTACATCAGCCAGGCTGACAACGTCATCGTGCGCAACTGCACCGTGCGCCGTGCTGGGCAGATCGGAATCGGGGCGTACCGGGCCAACAACCTCAGGCTCGAGGCCAACGACATCGTTCAGTCCAACAACAAGACGTTCGCGGCTCAGCACGCTACGGGTGGCATCAAGATCACCAACAGCCGCCCGGTGCTCGTGCAGGACAACGTCATCAACGGTGTCACCGCCAACGGTATCTGGTTCGACCAGTCGTGCGTGAACGGCACAGTGTACCGCAACTACGTCAAGGGTGCCACCCGCAACGGCATCGAGATCGAGATCAGCGCCTCGTTCAACGTTCACGGCAACGTGGTTCACGACTGCGGCACCCTCGACAGCGGTGGTATCCTCATCAACGAGAGCCACGACTGCGACGTGTGGCACAACACCATCCACAACTGCGGCCCGTGGGGGTTCCGCATCATGGAGGGTGGCCGAGTGCCCACCAGCCCACCCCTGGCCGGTGACCTGGATGCCCGCTACCCCAACGATGTTGCCAACGGTATCGTCACCTGGCAAACGACGGTCATCAGCTTCTGCAACAACGTGGTGAGCGGTGCGCCCTCCCTGGCGGAGAGCGCCTTTGTCGGATACGAGGACACCAGCAACACCACCCCGTACAACGGCCGAGGCCTGGTCATCAACGGGAACCGCTACTGGTCCGCTGCGGTCAGCAACGGTGCCAGTGGCAGCGCCAACACGCCACGGTGGGCCATGACCCTGGAGACCGCCGCTGGCAACGCATACACCACGTACAACAACCTGGCAGCTATCCAGGGCACAGGGTTCGAAGTCAACGGGCAGCTCTCAACCGGAGCCACCAACCCGTTCATCTCGGCGGTCGGCACCAAATGGCTCAACCCCAGCATCAGCAACGGACGCCCACTCATCAGCAACGTGGCGAACCAGTTGGGATTGCCGACCAACTCAACTCCGACGCCTGGGTTCCCGTACAACTTCAGATGGGTCACCATGGATGGGTTGGCAGAAACAACAACGCCGATCACGCCGCCGTCAGGCAACCCAACAGGCCCAACCCCGGCCAGGTTATTCTACGGTGGCACGGGGATCTTCAACACCCCGATCGCCAACGCCAGTGTGCAAGTGCATCCACGCTCCGCTGCTATCGTGGCGACGCTCGGCGGTGCAGCCCCTTCAGGCCGAGGCCTCACGATCGAGGCGTTTGCGATCACGGTCGTCGACTGGGACAACGCTGGCAAGACCTATCAGCTGATCATCCGCAACGACAGCATTTACGCAGGCGCTCAGGGAGGGTCGGGGCAGTGGGGCTTCAACAACGCCACGTTCCTCTACCCAACGGTCAAGATCCAGTCTGGCGTCACGATGCCTTCCGGAACGGATGCCCCTCTGGCAATCCGCGACTACGCCAACGATCGGGTCATCAGCTTGTGGATCTGCGAGATCGACGAAGCTGCCAGCAAGATCTACGCTCACTGGGGCGGCGTGTGGCCAGCCAACGGCGACGGCATCTCGTACGCCCCGAACTACTCGCCAGGCCCGTATCAGCAGACGCAGACCATCAACCGCACAACTGGTGCGGGGGCGGTGTACGGCCACACGGCCGTCGGCACTTGCGGCTATCAGGGAGGCATCACGTTCGAGGACCTGGAGAGGGGCGTGATTGACCATGCTTTGTGCTTCGCAACGGAGATGATCGCCGGTCCGCCACAGTCGCCAGGCACAGCGTTCTACTTCCCGGCTACGACGAACGACGGCAGCGCCTACGGCAACGACCGGATCGAAGCCGGTGCCCGCATCCAGCTCCAGATGTCAGACTCAGCGATCAACTCCATCTCCCATCCGGGGCAGCGTCTGATGGCAAGGGCGCTCAAGGACTACGGTGCTTTCGTCACGGACTATGCCGGGGCCATGATGACCTACGGCTGCGTCCGCCCACGACCCGGCAACGCATACGAGATCGGCCTCTACCGCTCCTACGGCTGGGAGTCAGGTGTGACGGGCGGCACCGACGGTTGGATGGCGCTGAACCAGATCGACTGGACGACGCTGCGAGTTCTCATCCCGGCATAGCCATGAGCCGTAGCAACCGGCTAGGCTAGGCATGCCCACCAAGCACAAGGAGAATGTATGGACCTCAACGAAATCCTCGAGCGTGCAGTCGAGATCATGGAAGAGATGCAGTTGGACCCGGTCGTCATCTGGACGGCTGCGTGCAGCGTCATCGCCGCACGTGACGGCATCACCCTCGACGAAGCCAGCGCCAACCTCGCCGACCTCCTCGAGAACCTCCCCGACGAAGACGACGACGCCTGAGATGAGCCTGGACTCGGACCTCATGGCTGCATTCGAGCATGCGGCAACCATGCTTGAACCCAAGGGGTCCGAGTTCACGCCCTTCGATCACTTCAAGAGCCCCATGCCGCCGTGGTACCTGTGGATGCTGTTCGGCGGGCGTGGTAGCGGCAAGACAGCGCACGGAGCCAAGTATGTTCACGACCACGTCCATGGCCCTCCCTGCCTCCCACACGTTCCGGGTGGACACTGGATCAGTATCGTCGCTCCGACGCTTGGTGACGCCGTCACCAGTTGTGTGGAAGGCCCAAGCGGTCTACGGGCGCACGACCCCGGCATCAAGGTCCTCAACCGACCTGGCGGCATCATTGCCCGCTGGAGTAACGGAGCCGAGGCGAAGCTCTTTGGTGCTCACTCCCCGGAAGACGTTGAGCGCTTCCGTGCGGGTGGTAACAGGTGTCTCGTCTGGATGGAAGAATTCGCAGCTTGGCGTTACCTGGAAGAGTCCTACCAGCAAATCCGGTATGGCCTTCGCGTTGGTCCCAGACCTCACATGATCGCAACGACTACGCCACGTAGTCGTAAGCTGATCAAGTCCTTGGTGAAGGACAGCCAAGACCCAGCAGGCAAGACCCGCCTCAGCGTGGGCACCATGTACATGAACCCGCACCTGCCGATCGAGATCAAGGAGCAGCTCGAGAAGGACTACGCCGGTACCCGCATGGGCCGTCAGGAGCTCTACGGTGAACTCCTCGAGGACACCGAGAACGCACTGTGGACCGGCGAGCAGCTCGACGCACTGCGGCCGCACCCCTGGCAGGTGCCGGAGGAGTACGATCGCATTGTGGTGGCGGTGGACCCGGCAGCAAGTGAGAACGGTGACGAGAACGGCATCGTAGTGGGCGGCGTGGTCTACAAGCACGAGATCATCGGCGGCATCATGAACGGGACCAGCCACGGGTTCATCCTGGAGGATTGCAGCCTGCGAGGCTCCCCCAACGAATGGGCCAAGCGTGCGGTGCGTGCCTACCAGGAGCACAAGGCAGACCTCATCGTCGCAGAGAAGAACAACGGTGGCGACATGGTGGCGCAGGTCATCAAGGGCGTGGACGACCGCATCCCGGTCAAGCTGGTGCACGCCAGCCGTGGCAAGACCAAGCGTGCTGAGCCTGTGGCCAACCTGTACAGCCAGTTCCGGGTGCACCACGTCGGCATGTTCCCCGAGCTGGAAGACCAGATGGTCGGCTGGGATGCCAAGGATCCTGACCCCGCTTGGTCTCCTGACCGCATGGACGCCATGGTATGGTGCATCACCGAGCTCATGCTGGACACCGTTGAGATCCGCAAAGAGACGCCGAAAGACACTCGACTCGCCAATCGGAGATAGACATGAACCGTATCCAGAATGTTCTCGCAAAGGTGTTGGACCAGTGGTCGTTCTACGACTACAAGGAGTCGTTCACTTCTTCCGTGGCTCCCATGCGTCCGCCGCAGTGGATCCCGGAGGACGACCTCCGCAGGCTCAAGAGCTACGCAGTGCTGGAAAGCTACTGCCGCAACGCCAGCCGCCATTGGCTGCAATCGCAGGCGCTTGGTACGGGCGAGCTCTCCGAAGCCAAGAAGGATCGTCGTGAGTACGGCGACCCCACCGTCCTGGTGGAGACGGCCCTCAGCAGCGTGATCGGCAACCAGGCACGCATCGTGACGGAGGGCAGCGTGGACCTGGAGTCCACCGAAGCCAGCTTCAGCGTCATGCAGCAGCGCCTCCTCGAAGAGTGGGCCGAGCGTGAGATGCTCGAGATGAAGTATTGGGAGAACGAGCGCCAGGCCATCAAGCTGGGCGACAGCGTCATGGCCATCGGGTGGGACAGCGCCGTCGGCCGTCCCCGTGCCAACGTGTACGACCCCGGCTTCTACTTCCCGGTGTTCGACAAGGCAGCCCGTGGAGGCGAGGACTTCCCAGAGAAGGTCCACATCGCATGGGAGTTCGAGGACGAGAACGCACAGGGGCAGGACGAGGTCTTCGTGCGCAAGATCACCTGGGAGCTGACCGTCCAGGAGGCTGCGTACACCGCCAGGTACGACGGCGGCGGGACCACCAACGTGAACTGCCAGTACAGCGACGGAATCTGGCCGTTGAGCGGCATCGGCACCGACGGTGACTTCGCGACGTTCAGCCAGAGCCAGGTGGTGTGGATCACCCCGGCGGTCATGCTGGACATCGACTTCTTGCCGGTCGTGCACTTCCCCAACACGGTGAACATCCAGGGGCACTTCGGTACGAGCGTGCTGGCCAACGTGTTGCAGATCCTCGACGACGTGCAGGCCACCGACACCGACGTGCAGGCCAGCGCAGCTACCACGGGCAGCCCGCCAATCGTCATCAGCGGCAAGGGCAACGGCAGCGGCACCATCAGCACCTACGGCCCCGGCACCGTGCTCTACGTGGGCGACGGCAACGCAACCGTCGTGGATACCAGCCGCAGCCTGGACGCCCTCCTGAAGCTCAAGGATGCGCTCCTCAGCCGGTTGAGCATCAACAGCCGCACGCCTGAGGCGCTGCTCGGCCGGGTCAAGCCCAACGAGGTGCCCAGCGGCATTGCCCTGACGCTGGGGTTCACGCCGCACATCAACATGATCCGCGAGATGCGCATGGTGCGCAGGCAGAAGTACTCGCTCATGTTCAAGTTCGTCCTGCGGTTCTACCAGCAGGCGGGCATCCTGGAGGCGGCACCGTTGGAGACCAGCGAGTTGGTGTTCGGCAGCTTCCTCCCGGCGGACAAGAGCGAGACCATGACCCTGGTGCAGAACCTCCTCACCAGCAAGGCCATCAGCCTGGAGACGGCCGTGCAAATGCTCATGGAAGCTGGCTACCCGATCGAGGATTGGGTCACGGAGATCCAGCGCATCCAGAGTCGAGACTTCACCGCTGCCAACGACCTGATGCTGCTGACCGGCGACCCCGCCAGCGGCCTGGAGTACCTGGGCCTGCCCGCCGACACGCCCGTCGTCGAGGATCCAATGGCGGAGAACGACCCCGTCCAGTGATGTTGCACAAGTGAGGTCACCGTCTGCTATCCTGCGCTCATCCGCCCGATGAGGGAGGTTCCCCACGCAAGGGGCAAACACAGGAGAAGAAGATGATCCACAAGAACCGCATCGAAGATCAGACCAGCCCAAGGCGAGTCGGTCGCTATTACATCTGGCCCAACGGAACCGTTCTCCCGGTGGTGAGCGGGGCCAGCGACGATGGCGACGGCGATGGCGATGGCGAGGACAAGTCGAAGAAGACCTACACCCAGGCCGACCTCGACAACATCACCGCTGAAGTGCGCCGCAAGGCCAAGGGCTCCGCTGAGAAGGAGATCCTCAAGCTCCTCGATGTGGAAGACGTGGATTCGGTCAAGAAGGTTCTGGAAGCCCACCGCTCCAACCAGGACAAGAACAAGACCGATCTCGAGAAGGCCCAGGGAGAACTGGGTCAGGAGAAGACGAAGCGCGAGAGCACCGAGTCCACCCTGGCCGAACTCGACCTGACCGTCCGCATCGAGAAGGCGCTCATCAACAAGGGTCTCACCGTCGCAGCAGCAGAGCGTGCCCGAGGGCTCGTCAAGCTGGACACGAAGGCAACCGCCGAGGACATCAAGGCGGAGCTCGAGACCCTGGAGAAAGAGATGCCGAATCTCTTCACCGGCCTGGGCAATGGTGAGCAGGGCAAGACCCCGCCCAACAGCAACCCCGGCACGCCGCCCAAGGGCAAGCCCGGTCAGCAGGGGTCCAGCCCCCAAGAAGCTGCCCGAGCGATCCTCCACGCACGGCACCCCAAGACAGCCAAGCAGTAACAACTTCAACTTCACCAGGAGGTGAACAGCAATGGGTATCTCTCTCACGATCACGACCGACACAGTCGCAGGTGGTGACAAGTCGTGGCTCGCCAACCGTAAGGGCCTCGACACCATGCGTTCGGTCACGCTGGATCTCACGGCGTTCAGCGCGAACATCAAGGCCAGCGGCCAGATCCCGTCCGGCACGGCGCTCGGCAAGATCACGGCGACGGGGCTGTACGGCCCCTACGTCCGTGCGGCCTCCGACGGCACCGAGGTCGCAACCGGGCTCCTGTTCGACGACGTGCGCTTCCAGGACGCCGACGGCAACGCATTCGCGAAGTCCGTCGTCGCCATGTTCTGGGAGGGCATCGTCATCGAGTCCAAGCTCCCCGTCTTCACCGGCACCGATGGCGAACTCGACGCCAACGGCAAGGCAGACCTCCCCAACATCCGGTTCGAGTGAGAGGAAGCTGACACATGAGCCTTCGCATGATCTATGACCTGGTCGACCCGGTCGTCCTCACGCAGTACGTCCGTGAGTACGACAACGAGGTCCTCCGCAACCAGATGGCGCTGGAGCAGTTCCTGCCCAACACCCCGAACCCCGAGCTCGAGTACCGGGTCACCCGTTCGTCGTTCCGCGACGTCGACGTGGCGCTGTACCGGGCCTTCGACACCCAGCCCCGTATGACGGGTCGCCAGGGTTTCAGCAGCATCCGTGGCGAGCTGGTCCCCGTGAGCCGGCAGATCCCCCTCGGTGAGGAGGAGATGCTCCGCCTGCGGGCCATCCAGAACGCCCAGGGCCAGGAGGGCATGATGAATGCCATCTACGCCGACGCCGAGCGCATGATCCGTTCGGTCCAGATGCGTCTGGAGCTCGCTCGTGGCCAGGTCCTCACCACCGGCAAGTTCACGCTCGCCGAGAACGGCCTGAACATCGAAGCCGACTTCGGCATGAAGAGCTCGCACAAGCCCGTTGCGGCCGCGAGCTGGGCCACCGCCAGCACGGACATCCTCGCCGACCTGCTCACGTGGATGCAGCTCTACGTGGACGACACCGGCGTCGAGCCTGCCCTGCTGATGATGTCCCGCACGGTGCTGGGCTACATGTACAACAACACCAAGATGCGTGAGGCTGCGGCCTTCGCAGGGACGACCCCGTCTCGTCTGAACAACGAGATGATCGACGCGATCTTCGCGGCGAACGGTCTGCCCCCGGTGATGCTGTACGACACCAAGGCCCGAGTCGAGGGCACCATCACCAGCATCATCCCGACGGACAAGGTGCTGTTCCTCCCGTCGTCGGACGAGCCGATCGGTGCGACGCACTACGGCATCACCGCCGAAGCCATCAAGCTGGCCGAGAAGGGCCTCATGACGGCGGCGGACATGCCCGGCGTGGTGTGCGTGGCGCTGGAGCAGGAGAGCCCGGTCCAGACCTACACGCTGGCTTCGGCCATCGCCGTGCCGGTCCTCCCCAACCCGGACCTGGTGATCTGCGCCGACGTCATCCCGTGACCGTAGCGGCGTGAGCCGCACCGGGTGACTACAATGAGGGTCGGACTTGCCGAAAGGTGGGTCCGGCCCTCAGCCATTTCACAAGGAGACAATCATGGCCAAGACCGTCCAGCGCGATGTGTTCGTCCACCATCCCACCGATCCCAACAAGTCCCGCTGGTTCCGCCCCGGCGAAGAGCTCACCACCTGGGCCGAGGCCGAGGTCACCAACAAGCGGGTGTTCGAGGCCCCCGACGAAGACGAGGGCGAGGAGCTGTTCGATCCCGAAGAGGGGCAGAACTACACCGAGCTCAAGATCGACGAGCTCAAGGCTCTGCTGGCCGAGCGTGGCCTGGAGGCCAAGGGCAACCGTGCCGACCTGATCGAGCGCCTGCAGGAACACGATGCCACTGTCGGCTGACGAGCTGGCGGTCGTTCGTAGCTGGGTCGGTGATGAGCCACTCACCGCCGACCTGGATGCGATCTTCGACGCCACCAGCAACTACGACGAGGTCGTCTTGCAGACGCTCCGCAAGCGCCTGTCCAACTTCACGAGTGACCCGGCCAGTTTCAGCGTGCCCGGTCTCAGCATCACCAACGGCCAGAACATGATCAGCATCGAAGGGATGCTCAAGAAGTTCGAAGCCGCTGGCGGGACTGGGCTGGGCACCACGACGCTGACCGTCAACTCCGCCAAGCTCAAGCGCATCGTTCCTCGCTGACATGTCAACTTCAACCTTCACCAACTTCGCTCTGGCTCAGATCGCTGAGCTTGGAAACCTCCAGACGGCCATGGACAAGGCCAAGAGCCCCGCAGACGTGGCTCGCATCCGGGGCGAGATGTACGAGTTGGTGGAGGGGTTCCGCGAGGACGGGTACTACTGGGCCAGGAAGGAACTCCGGGCTGAGGCTCGCATGAACGCCGCTAGCTTGCGGAACAATGCGACCCTCAGCCCGGACGGCACCAAGAACCTCACTACCTTGGTCAACCGGGCCGTCAAGTCGGTGGACAACACTGCCAACGATCTCAAGCGGTGGGCAGACAACGCCGAGAAGGAGTCCGTCGCTAGCAAGACGGTGGGCGCACTCCGCAAAGAGATGAACCGGATCAACGCCAAGTTGGAGATCGGTGACTTTAGGAACAATAAGGAAAGACTAGAGCTCGAAAATTCACTCGAAAATTATAGACGGGAACTGAAGAGACTTAACAAAGAACTCGAGGACAAGGGCATCAAGGCTCTGACCAATGTAGGCGAGCCGAACGTGTACTACCGGGCCAAGGGCAAGAAGCGTGGCGACCCGGAGAAGATCAAGACGAAGATCGTCCCCGCCACCAAGCACATCAAGATGATGACGGACACGTACTACAATCAGGCAGCGGCCATCGCTGCGCTGGACGTGGCCAAGCAGAACGGTGGCTGGATCCTCGTGAGCGACGGGCCAGGGTGCGGCTGGGAACGCCACGAAGATAAGCAGAAGGCCAACGGCATGGTCCTCAATGCCAATGAGGAGCCGGTGTTCATCAGCGCTCACCCTGGCTGCGCTCGGCAGATCATCCCGATTGATAAGCCCGGTACCAAGAAGTATCGTGAACAGATGAAGCGCCTCACGGGCGTCACCACCAAGCGAGACCTCCAGCGGATCGCTAAGGCTGGTGCCGTGGTGGGCCTGGCGGTCAACGCCGTGGCCATCACAGGCAAGAACCCGTTCGTACGAGAGGTGACGCAGCGCATCCTCAACGACGTGGACATGGATATCCCATCGCTGATGCGCCGTGCGCTCACCGCATGGTCCGGCAACTATCTCAAGAAGGAAGCTGCCGCCATGGCGTTCAGCGGATCCACTGAGACGGCACAACAGTTCCGCAGCCGGGTAGCGGCCGGGATCGACAGCCACTTCGGCAACATCGAGTTCCTGGATGCGCCACGGGCTGCCCGGTTCGACGTGCCGGAAGAGATGTCCAGGGTCATGAGGCTCAAGAAGAACCCGACCAAGGCTGACATCCTGGAGGGCATCGAGAACTACGGTACGTGGATCGTCCACCAGGGGGCGGCTGAGGCCAACCTGTACGACAACCTCGTCACCGAACAGATCTTCAGCGAGGCCAGGGAGCGGCTGTACGGTGAGGCCGCAATCAACTTCCACATGAGCCGCAAGCCGGGCCAAGCCGTGATGGACAACTGGTCCCGCACTGCCTACCACCTGAAGTCCGTCATCGACAGCGACCCTGACCGGGCCACGCTGGAACTGGTGCGTGCAGCGGCCGCAGTGCTGGACCCCCTGCCGTGGCTGGGCGCACGCATGGGTCAGTGGCGCTTCACCGCTGGGTTCAGCAGCCGTGGCAGGCAAGACCTGGCTCAAGCCCTGTACGAACGCATGCGAGGGCAGCCTGCTTTCAGCGACACCGAGATCGAGTGGGCCAAGCGCCTGGGCATCACGCTGGGGCCACGCAGCATCACGCAGCGGGATATCATCAATGCGTTGATCCCTCGTGTGACGTACCTGGGCAAGCCGTTCAGTGCCACGGTCAGCCTGGAGAACGGCAAGCTGGTGCCGGTGCTGCGCTTCATGCCGGAGAACGAGGGCTTCCGCTGGCTGAAGATGCAAGCACGCCTCCGGAGCCAGTCCATGGATGAGATCATGGAAGATATGCGGGTGTTGTACTACAGCTTCACAGGCACCAACACGGACCGCAAGATCGCACTGCAATACCTGCTGAAGCGTGCCGACGACGAGCTCATCTTCACGATTGACGCTTTCCGCAACGGCCCCATCCGGGCGAGCCTCAGGTTCGATGGCTTGCACGAGCAGGCGTTCGGCATCAAGCTGCGCCCTGACCGAGCCAACTTGAGGTTCAACTATGGCCTGTACCGCCACAACACCGAAGTCAAGGTCAACGGTGTGGTGCGCAACGTCGCCAAGATGGATCACACCTACGACGTGGGCGTGGCTCCGATTCGTGGGTTGTACCTGCACACCTCAGGCCCGTACATCGAAGATTTGAACGAGTACGACATCGGCAACCTGCGCCTGCTGGCCGAGGAGCGTGGCGTCAGTGCCACCCTGCCAGGCGGAAAGTTCAAGCTGAGGGAGCAGCTCGAGGATGAACTGCGAACCATCGACTTCTCAACGGTGATCGCACGGTTGTGGCTCTGGCGTGGCAACCTGAGCGAAGTTGCCGTGCAGACCGGCATCAGCTACGAGCATCTGCTGCGCACCCTGCATCACGACCTCAAGAACTATGCGGCCGGGTTCGCACGGTCGGTCGGTGCTGAGTACGCCAAGATCGAGACGTTCGTCAAGCTGGCCAAGGAGTACAGCCTGGGCACCGTCCGCAACCTGGAGGACCTGGAGAACAAGCTCAGGGAGATCCGGTTCGCCAGCAACGGCAGCCGTCAGTCATGGGTGGCAAGGGATGCCATCGGCAAGGGGTTTGACCCCGACCTGCTGAACCCGGCAGTAGTGGACCCGGACATCGTGGGGCTGGACAATCAGACTCTGAACCAGGACATCAGCGACACACTCCGCTTGTGGAAGCGTTCCTTTGGTGAGAGCTCGCTCCCGTTCTTCCGGCTGGCCGACGAGAACGAGCGCCTGAGCGCCATGCTGGTCTACCGCCCCGACGAGGGTGCAATCGTGGTGAGCCGCCAGACCGCAACAACCTGGGCGAACCACAGCCGCATGCGTGCCAAGGCCGTAGCCATTGGGCACTTCCCGCAGGGGACGCAGAGCGCAGCGGCCAGCCTCGTGCACGAAGCTACCCACGACCTGCTCAGCCGCCTGACCAAGAGCGAGCGTGAGGATATGTGGCAAGCAGTGTTCGCCAGTCACAACTCGTGGGACGTCAAGCCGCCAGTCATCCCTACGACCACCAGCCCCCGTGGTCAAGTGCGGGACCACGCCCTGTTCGAGCGGCAACTGCACCGCTGGTTCAGCGAGAAGAAGACCATCCTGAACATCTCCTACCGCCTGGGCGCTCACGGTGTGTACACACCGGATGAGTTCCTGGCTGACGCCCTCAGCGAATACATGACCTCGCCTTCCGAGAGCGTCCGCCCCATTGCCGAGGCCGTCGGCGAGTTCCTGGAGTCGGTGGCCCGTGGCAGGGTGCTACGGCGCAGGCCCAACCTGAGGTCGGTGTGACATGATCCAGTTTCCCAGCATGTGCAACGCATGCAAGCATCTCAACACGAAAGAGGATTACGATGGACAACCCCCAACCTGCACCGCTTTCCCTGACGGTGTCCCTGACGTATTCTGGAACGGAGCTCTGGCGCATGTCGACCCCGTTGCCGACGAGCGGGCCACATTTGAGCTCCGAGATGGCTCAGATGCTCTCCTCGATGCCTACCTCGGATATTGGTTCGATCTTGCGTCAGTCGATGATGGAGGTTGATCTCAAGCGCATCGAGGAGCAGGCGTTCGACTCCCTGGAGTGGGGAGATGGCAACCAAAGCCCGGTCATGATAGCATTGTCTATCATGCGGCAGAACATCATCGGCATCCTGAAGGGGGTGGACAATGGCGATCAACCTGAACAGACTGAAGACCGTGGCTGAGCGGTACATGCGGGACACGCTCACCATCACCCGGCCGGAGGACGACGCCTCCATGGTGCTGGACCCGGTGACCATGGCCCTCACGATCGACAGCGCCGCCATCTACACCGGGAAGGGTATGGTGGCCGTCATGGGAACATCGTCACCCCAGACCCTCGGCGAAGGTGTCCCCGTGGCCAGGCTCATGGTGGAAGTCAGCATCCCGGCTGCGTCACCGGCTATCAACCCCAACGACATCATCACGGTGACGGCCAGCGAGGATCCCCGCCTGGTGGGCAAGACCATCCGGGTGGTCGCGGAGATCCCCGCCACGTACAGCGTCATGCGCCGCCTGAGTGCAATCCTCGACCAGGACTCGCAATGAAGTTCGACATGACCGAGCTCAACAGGCTGGCTCGCAAGGTCAAGGACACCCCTACCAAGACAAGGATGCTGCTGGATGAAGCGACCCAAGACCACGGCCGACGACTGCTGGATGCGACTGTTCGTAATGCTTCTGGTCGTCCTGGTCCGAACATTATCACTGGCCACTACCGCCAAAGCTTCGTTCTCGAGTTTCGTGACGGTGGCGCATACGTCAGCAACTCGGATCCTCAGGCTCATCGGCTGGAGTATGGCTTCGTTGGCTTGGACAGCCTGGGTCGCGAGTACAACCAGCCGCCTTTCCCGCACTTCGGCCCTGCGATCCTTGAGGTCCGTCCGCTGTTCATTGCTGACATCGCAAAGGCACCGTTCCGAGCATGGAGGTCATCGTGAGAATCAACGCCGCAGCCGCTGACGGGCAGCTCCAGACCATGTTGGCCACCCGCACCGGCCGGAGTGTCGGCATGGGCGAGGCCCCCAAGAACCCCAGCTATCCGTTCTACGTGCTGACCGTGCGTGAGACGGCACCGTTCTACGGCAGCATGGGCAACCCCCTCGATATGGGCGACCTGTCCTACACCCTGACGTGCGTCGGCAAGAACAACGCACAGGCCGGTGTCGCCGAAGATCGTGCAGTCCAAGCCCTGGATGAGCACTGGAGCGACGTGACAGTGGCGTGTGGTACACCGCAGGTCGCCCGGCGAGGTACAGTACGAGTCCAGGACAACCTCTGGCAGTCGACGCTGTCAATCACCATGAAAGTGAGCGCATCATGAGCAACAAGAATCTCCCCGCACCGGCAGCAGCGGCACCAGCCGAGCCGGAGCTGGAGCCCAACGCCGTCATCCTGATGACGCACCCCGATCTCCCCGGCGGAACCACCGCCGAGGTCACCTACGGCTCCTTCAAGGAGCTGTGGGAAGGCAAGGGCTGGAAGGTCGCGAGTTCCGACGCGACCTCAGCGGAAGCACCGTCGGTCCCCGCAACCGACACCCCCACCGAGTAACAGGAGGAATCCATCATGGCAGACAGGTTCATGCGGAAGGGGATCACCAAGTTCTTCTGGGTCCCCACCATCACCACCAAGACCGCCCCCACCGTGGCCGAGATCACGGCAGGGACGGCGCTCACCGCCGAGATCGCTGAGGTGAACGGGTTCGAGTTCGTGAACCAGCTCATCGAGACCCCGGACATGGCGAGCACCTTCACCAGCAAGATCACGGGCGGCGACTCGATCGACGACAGCTCGATCGTGTTCTACCAGAAGAAGACCGGCACGGACACCATCAAGGCGGCGCTCGCCAAGGGCAACGTCGGCCACGTCGTGATCTTCGATCGCGGCACGGCCGGTGCCAACGCCGCCGCCGCCGACAAGTGCGAGGTCTGGCCCGCCGTCGTGGCCAGCAACAGCAACCAGTACACCGCCGACAACGAAGCCGCGAAGTTCAACGTGGTCTTCGCCTGCACCGACCCCAAGGTCGACGCAACCGTCGCCGCCTGACCAACAACAACAGATACAAGGACAGAATCATGACCATCAAGCAGCCCCTCGACCATCTCCGCAGCCTGAAGAAGCCGCAGCGCAAGACCGTGTACATCGCGGCCGACAACGCCTTGGCCGAAGAGGTGCAGGACATCGAAGAGGAAGTCCGCCGCTTGCGGATGCTCGCCAACGCAGGCAGCGTTGCCGACGCCCAGGAGCGGCTCGACGTCAAGGAGGCGGAGCTCAACACCAAGCGTGACGAGCTCCGCCACGACGCCCTCAAGTTCACGTTCCAGTCCGTGAGCCGCACGGCCTACGACGCCCTCATCAGCGACAACCCGCCCACCGACGCTCAGCGTGAGGAGGCTGGGGACCAGGGGGCGGACCTGCCCTTCAACCCCGAGGTGTTCCCGGTGGAGCTGGTCATCGCCTGCATCGTCGAACCGGCCATCGACCGCAGCAACCCGGACGAGGTGCAGGAGCTCCGGGACTGGCTCACCAGCGAGGCATGGAACCAGAGCGAGCTCATGCAGTTGTTCAACGCCTGCCTCAGCGTGAACACGACGTCCCGTGTCGTCCACATGGGAAAAGACTGAAGTCAGATCACAAGTTCCGCTTGGAGATGGAGTACTGTGCGCCCCTCGGGATTCAGCACAGTCAGTTCCTGAAGTGGCCCACTGAGGACCAAGACAAGGCGCTGGCGTACTCCGTCTTCAAGCGGACAACGTGTGATCGGTGCGGCACCATCCCCGAGGACTGGCTCGATGAGGACGGCCGGGAGCTGGACGATCCTCCTTACAAGGTAGCCAGCAGGTATTGTCCGGGATGCGCTACCCTAGAGGCAGTCAGGGACGAGATTCCGAAGAACCGAAAGAATCTCGTCACCGTGTTTCTAACAAGGGCCGGTGGTGCAGGTGTCAGACGAAAGCGTCAACGTAGGGCTGAAGGCGGATAGCTCCGCTTTCGTACGAGCATTCCAGAACGCATCGAAGTCGGTCTCAGACGTCGCTGCCAGCTTGACCGGAGCGGAAAGCAAGCTGGCAGCGGCCGAGACCAAGTTCCTTTCTTCGGCTGCCAGGATCAAAGAGGCGTTCGCGAATCTTCGCTCGAGCTCCGGATCCGTAGCCGCTGCCGACCAAGGCAACCTGACCGAACTCCAGACCAAGCTGGATGCCAGCGCCAAGCAGGCGGACATCGCCACGGTTGCGGTCGACAACATGAGCGAAGCCATCGACAAGCTCGGGGAAACCACCACCCAGGGCGAGATCGGTGACGTGTCCAAGGATCTGGACGAGGTCAGCACCACCAGCAACAAGAGCGCACGCGAAGTGCAGGGCGCAGGGCGCACCTTCATCGAGGCGTTCAACGACATGGCCCAGGCCATTCAGAACGTGGCCCAGGGCTTGAAGTGGTTGCAGACGCAGTACGAGAGCTTCGAGAACTGGCTCATGTCTAAGGCCAGGAACATCGCCAAGGCAGCGGCCGGAGTGGTGGCTACCACCAGTGCCATGGCGACGGGTTCGTTGGTGAGCTTCGCAAGCTTCCAGTCGCAGATGAACAACATCTCGACCGTGGCTGACGAGAGCGTCATGTCCATGAGCAAGATGAGCATGGAGATCCGGGAGATGTCCCGGAGCAAGATCCCCAAGACAGTGGAAGAGCTTGCCCGTGGCATGTACGAAGTTGCCAGCGCAGGGTTCCAAGGTGCTGAGGGGCTCCAGGTGCTGGACGCCAGTGCCCGGTTCGCCGTAGCAGGCTTGACCGATACGCAGGTGGCCGTCAAGGGCGTGACCAGCTTGCTGAACGCCTACGGCCTGAGCGCAGAGCACGCCGCCAACGTGACGGACGTGTTGTTCAAAGCTGTCGAGGTCGGGCAGATGACCGCCGGTGAGTTCGTCACTCAGATTGGTGACTGGTCTGCCGTGGCGAGCCAGCTCGGCGTCAGCATCGAGGAAGCGTCCGGCGGTATCGCAGCGTTGACCCGTGGTGGTATGCCCGCCACCCTGGCCGCAACCAGCTTCAGCAGCGCACTGCGCCAGCTCATCCGCCCCACTGAGGAAATGGGCGACGCCTACAAGCGGCTCGGCTGGGAGAGCGGCAAGGCAGCCATCGACCAGTACGGATTGGTCAAGGTGCTCAACGATCTGTGGGAGGCCAGCGGCAAGAACGAGACGACCTTCTCCAAGATGTTCAACGACGTCGAGGGCTACCGTGGTGCCCTGACGCTCGTCACCACCCAGGCAGAGATCTTCGGCGACACCGTCAGTGAGATGTACAACAAGGGCCTCACCGGGGGCAGCGTCAACGACGCCATGGCCAAGCAGATGCAAGGCCTCTCGATGCAGTTCCAGTTGTTGAAGAACAACATGCGAGAGATGACCCTGGTCATGGGCGACATGCTCAGCGGCCCGGCTCTCAAGCTACTGAACTTCCTCAACACACTGTTGGGAATGTACAACGGCATGCCCAACATCTTGAAGAAGGGCATCGCAGGGTTCCAGCTCCTCTCGGCCACGATGCTGGCCCTCACGGCAACTCTTGGTGCTTTCATGATCAAGAAGGCCCTGTTCATGAAGCTGCTACCCCTGATGATCAAGGGGCTGGCTGGTACCCGCACCGGAACATTGCTGACGCCATTCCTGGCTGAGCTGCTGGCCAGTGGTGGGCCTCTGAAGTACGCCAAGGACAAGCTCTTGGAGTTCAGCCGTGCCACAAGCGTGGCCAAGGCCTCCATGATCAAGAACCTCGGGCGTGGCTTGTTCGTCATGGGCTGGGCCACTGCGGCGTATCAGTACATCACGATGCTGACGGACGCCTTCGCCATCGCGAATCAGAAGGCTGATGAGCTGGCCAAGACAATGGACGCCGTAGCGCACAACAGCATCGACAGTCTCGCCGCACTCGAGACCGAGCTGAACAATATCCACTTGCGCCTGGAGCAGCTCCCCGATACGAACACCCGTTGGAACCCGATCAGGTCCTTCAAGTTCGCAGCTGAGATCGCGACTCCTGGGACAGACAACACCATCCTCGAAGCCATGCGGCAGCGCCAGGCTCTCGAAGGGCTGGAGGACAAGTATCAGGACCTCGCCGCTGCGGCCAGGATGATGTCCGGCATAACGTGGATGTCCACCAACGACACCCTCGCCGCACTGAGCGGCCTTGCGGCAGAAGGCAAGATCGACCTGGCGGCGTTCACTAAGGATTACCTGGAGTACCTCGACCTGGCGAACATGAAGAACCCCACCAACCTGGAGGAGGAGCGCCTCAAGGAGTTGGAGAAGCAGTGGAGCGCCCTGGCTCCGCAGTTGGGCAAGTACGCCAACACGCAGAAGGAAGTTGCCGCTGCCGAGAAGATCTCCAGCAAGAACGGCATGGAGCTGGCCAAGGCGCTCATCACCATCGGAGACGAGGCCTCCACCGCAACGGAGAAAGCTGACGCTTTCAGAGTCGTGCTGGACAAGCTGTTCGGTACTCCTGTGGACATCCGTAACTTCCAGGCCAACTTCCTGGATGCGTTCGAGCAGCTCGCCCGTGTCATGATCGACAACGGTTCCAACTTCAACCTGGCCACCCTCAAGGGTCGGGAGTTGCAGTCGGCGCTTTCCAGTGCGAGCCAGTCAGCCCGTGACCTGGCCGCTGCCACCTACGAACAGACCGGTGATGTTGCCGCAAGCGCCGACGTCATGGGCGAGTACGTGGCTGGCCTGATTGCCATGGCGCAGCACGCCGGGTGGACGGACGACGCCATCGCCAAGATGCTTGGCATCATGGGATTGACCCCGAAGACCATCCAGACGCTCCTGGACGTCAAGGGGCTGAACGCAGCGCAAACACAGTTGTTGATTACGCAGGCGTACCTCCGTGACATCGACGGGTTCGTCGCCAAGGCTGGCATCGACATCGAGGTCAAGCAGATTCCGAAGAACATCTGGAATGGCATCGGCGTCCTGGGGCAGCCAGTGCCAATCGGCATCGCAGCTCCGCCCAAGCCTGGCAAGGGAGGAGCCAACAACCTCCCCAACGACTGGGTCAGCGAGTGGATCAAGCAGGCCACGGCCAACATCCCCGACGCCGAGGAAGTGGACGAGGGCAAGTGGAAGATGTCCCCGGCGCTGCGTAACGCTGTGAACAACACGCTGGCCAAGGGTGCGGCGTGGGTCCTCAGCGGCCCGGCCTACACGGGCTTCCTCATGGAGGAGGCTGACCGTGTGCGCCGCTGGTACGCCACGGCCTACTTGAACGAGGCCACCAACTGGACCAGCGCCAACATCTTCCGCCAGGCGGAAGCGGACGGCATCGACCCGTCAGACAAGATCCAGGACCTCGCCACGGCCTACATGCAAGCGGCCGACCTGGTCGGTGAGGCCAACGCCAAGATGGCATTGAACATCTACACCAGCCTGGAAAGCTATCAGGACTGGGTGGCTGCCACCGTCGAGCTCATCGAGCGCAACCAGAAGATCCAGGACTACAAGTACGACTCCGGTCAGATGAACACCAGCCAGTACCTTGCCGAGTTGCGCAGCAGGCTCGTCGGGCTCAAGGAGTACAGCGACGAGTGGATCGACTTGATGCTCCAGATCCAGAGCCTGGAGAAGAAGGTCGTAGACGAGCAGGCAGAGAACGTCCAGAAGGAGCGGACGATCATGCAGCGCAAGTACGCCCTGGATGAGATCAGCCTCGCTGATTATCGGGCGTACCTGACCAACATGCTGAACAGCTTCGAGCGGTACAGCGACGAGTGGTGGGACATCCAGAGCGAGCTCATGGACCTCCAGGAAGACACAGGGGATCAGCTCAAGGACTGGGCCGACCAGGTCAACGACGCTCTCAAGGATGCCTTCGACAATGTGGTGGACCCCATCAAGGAAGCCACCAGCCTCGTCGGTGCATTCGGAGATCAGATGGGCACCACGCAGAAGGATATCCAAGCCTTCTACAGCCACATGAAGCAGGGCACTGCCGAGTGGATCAACACCATCAACGCCCTGCGGAACCAGGGCCTCAACGATGAGATGCTCAAGGAGCTCATCCAGCAGGGGCCGCAGGGTCTCAGCTTCGCCAAGAGCATCAGCGACATGGGCGCAGGCGGCATCAAGTTCATCAACGACAGCATGGCCGACATCAACAAGATGGCCGCAGACCTGGGTAGCAGCATTGCCCTTGGTAGTGTGGGCACGGTCATCCAATCACAGCAGAACTTCGACATGACCATCGGAGACATCACGCTGAGCCTGGACGCCACCGGGACTTCCATCACGATGGACGATGTCAAGCGAGCGGTGGACGAAGGGTTCTCCAAGTTCGCAGCCTCGATCAAGTGAAGCAGGAGTCATGACCAAGCCTTTCAAGCCAACCATCATCCAGCCCAAGGACAGGGGAGCAAGCGGACCCACCGTCAGGTTCAGCTTCAAGTTCAACGCCTTGACCGGCGACACCATGGACGGCTACCAGATCCGCCGTCGCAAGCTGTACCCCGTGGTGGGGAACAACGAATACTGGAACGGCAGCACCTGGTCCTCGGTCACGACCAGCTTCGCTTCTCCGGGTGCGACCGTGGTCGACGGGCAGACCTTCACCGTGGACATCAGCACGACCACCCTCGTGAACGAGGTGTACGAGTGGACCGTGCGCACCAGGGACACGGCAACGCAGAGCATCAGCGACGACCTGCCCTTGCGGATCCTGGTGGTGCATGCGGTACCGGCCAACATCACGGCTACGGCATCCAGCACTGGTGAGACCCGCCCGCAGATCATCTGGAACGCCACCTACGGCAGCGGCCGGAGGCAGAAGGCGTACCGCTGGGCGGTGTACCACCCCAACGTGTACAACCTGGCAGGGTTCGACCCGAGCCTGGATGTGTGGCAGGAGCTCTCTGCCTGGATCATGGACGACTACGGCTACAGCAGCGTCGCCAACCGTGTCCGGGTGGAAGCAGACCTGGAGAACGGCGTTGCGTATCGCATGTACGGCGTCCTCGTCGACGACATGGATCTCTCGAGCGGTTGGGTCCTGGGCGGAACCTTCACCACGTCGTTCACGTTGCAAGCCCAGCCAGCCGTGGCGGTGGTGCCACAGGCCAACCTCGGCCGGGTGAGCATCACGGCAAGCAGCGGGTTCAACCTGTTGGGCTCGCAGACAGCCAACTTCGACAGCGGCATCGGTACGTGGAAGGTCTCCGCCAACGGCCGGGTGTCGTACAACAGCAACGCCACGTTCGTCAAGGAGGGCATTGGCTCAATGCTGGTGGAAGTGTCCGGCTCCACCTACGGCTTCCTGGATACGGCGCACACCACCTACAGCGCTCAGGACACTGCGTTCACCACCTACGCCAACATGTCCAGCGGGTTCGACGCTGGGGCGGGCGGCACGGTGGTGGTCAGCGGTACCACCAACGCCGAGAGCGCAGCCGTCGCCCCCAACAACGTCCACAGCAGCGTCATCAGCGTGCGCCCCTCCAACGCAGCGGAAAGCGTTCAGTGCAGGATTCGCTGGTACAAGAGCGACGGCACCGCAGCGACCACGGCTTTCACGGCCGGTAGCGTGACGAGCTGCCCCGCTGGCGTGTGGACCAACGTCACCGTTCAGAACGCCACCAGCCCTGCCGATGCTGCCTACGCTCGCCTGGAAGTCGTCATCAGCACGGCCACCGAAGGCGACAGGATCTACCTGGACAATGCGGCAATCGCACGGTCGGCGGCGGTGGAGTGGTCGCTGGGCGGCGCAAGTGTGGACGTGGGCTTCATCATCCAGCGCAGCCTCGACTACGGTGAAACGTGGACCTACCTCTGGGGCAACGACCACGAGCACCCCTACCCTCCGGACAGCTCCACGGTGTTCGAGGGCATCTACTACGACCGGGGTGCGCCCATCGGCGGTGGCGGCAAGATCATCTACCGTGTGATCGCCGTGAGTAACAAGAGCACACGGCCGCTGCACAGTGCCCCGGTGGACACGCTCATCGACGAGCTGGAGTATCAGGGTTGGTGGCTCCGCAGCTACGACAGGCCCATCATGGACCAGCAGATCATCGCTGCAAAGTTCACGCTTGACAGCACGCCACCGACCCAGGTGTTCTCTCCGGAGAACTCCAAGTACCCGGTGGTGGTCAGCACCACGCAGCCCAGCGTCACAGCCATGAACATCACGGTGTGGCTCCGAGACGCATTCGGCTACGAAACCATCACCGACATGTTGCGGAGCTCCGACACGCTGTACCTCCAGCGCAACATCGGCGATGGTTTCTTCTTCAAGTGCACCGGCAGCATCAACCTGGAACAGCGCAGCAGTAGCGGCGCAGGGCTCACCCCCAACCACGTTCACGTGATGACGTTCAACGCAACGGTCGTCGGGCAGCCGGTGGCAGTCTGATGATCCAGAGCAGCGAACGTTTCGGAGAGCTGGTGAAGTACGGTGGCCAGTTTGCGGCCAGAGCAGCCGTCATCATCAACGGCGACGTGGTGACGGACACGTTCTACGGTGACGACCTCCGCCTGCTTGCCGATAGCAGCCAGGTCACCTACGACCGTGAAGGTGACGCTCGCATGCAAGCCGACCTCACGATGATCGGCAAGAAGAGCGCCCTGGAGATGCTGGACCCCATGGCCAACGCTGAGGTCGCACCGTACATCGGGGCGCTGGTGGATGGCGAGTGGGAGTGGATCCCGATGGGCATCGTTGGGATCGTGGAGCTGGACCGCAGCGCCAACGGTGGCATGGTGACGTACACCTGCTCCTGCTTGGATAGGAGTGAGCGCATCAGCGGCAACCCGTGGGAGGTACCCTTCCAGGTAGAGATCGGGACGCCCAACGTCACGGGCATCCGCAACATCATCAACAGCCGGGCCACAGGGTTCACCCCCGTGTACGACCTCCAGACGGCGATCGCCAACACAACGCCGAACCTGTTCTTCAGCGAGGCTGACGACCCGTGGCAGGCAGCCGTCAAGCTGGCCCAGGCGGACAGTTCAGAGCTGTACTTCGATCGGTACGGCTGGCTGACCTCCAAGGAGATCGTTGACCCGGACAGCAAGGAGGCGGTCTGGACCCTCGGTGCCGGAGAGTTCGGTGTGAACATCAAGCCCCCGAGCATCAATACGTCTCGCCGGGAGCTGTTCACCGGGGTCACCTGCCGTAGCGAGGTCCCGTGGCTGCTATTCCCAGTGGGGGCCACCGTGTGGGACAACGATCCCACAAGTAGAACGTATTACCTGGGTCCCCTGGGTAGGCGTCCCAAGACAATCACGGATGGCCTGGCCACCAGTGAAGCTCAGTGCACGTCAATCGCCCGTGCAGAGCTGAACCGCATCCGGGGTGTGGCCGAGACCGTAGACTTCGGCAGCTTGCGAGACCCTCGCCTGGAAGTCGGAGACGTCATCGAAGCCGTTGCCGAAGAGATCGACGGGACCGGCCGCTACAGCGTGCAGCGCCTGACCGTCGACATGTCCATGAGTACCATGACCGGAACCCTGAGGAGGCGGCGATGATGGAGCGCCCCATCGACGAGGCGTCCAAGACGATCGTCCGAGAGAACCGCAACCGCGAAGCCGTCATGCGGTACGCCTTGGTGACGGCCGTGCAGGCAGGCCCGCCCCGTACAGCGACCGTCAACCTGGGCGGCACGGTGTACACCGGAGTTCTGCTGGCGACGCACGTCACGGCCGTGGTGAGCGGTGGACTGTGGATCGCGGACATGGGCATGGGAAGGTGGCTCGGCATTGCCACCATGGGGTAGGGTTTGGGTGCCAACGTGGCAAAGACACAAGGAGACCCCAATGCTCGAATTCGTACCCCTGGTGGCGGCGGTGACGCTGGTCATCGCTCTCGTCAACTTCTTCAAGGCTCTCAAGGCCGGCAACTTCAACACCGTCGTGACCCAGCTCATCGTGTGGGTCGTCGGCGTGGTCGTCATCTTCCTGTTCGGCGAGACCGACTGGTCGACCACCGTCGTCATCGCGGACCTGAACCTCGACGACCTCAACACCTGGAGCAAGATCTTCGTCGGCCTCACCCTGGCCAGCACGGCGATGTTCGCCAACGAGCTCAAGAAGGCCATCGACAACACCGACACGGCGGCGCACCCGCCCTTCATCGAGGAGTGAGATCATGCCCCTGACCACCGCACTCGGGGTCCCCTACCCCGAAGCAACCGACAACAACAACGTCCCGGCCGACCTGCTGGCTCTGGCTTCATGGATCAACTCAGCCATGGCCGGTCTGACGACCGTGCAGATCAACGCCTTGACGGGTACTGCTCGGTGGGAGGGGCGCAGGGTCTGGAACAGCACGACCAAGGAGTTCTGGTACTGGAGCGGGTCGGCGTGGGAGATCGACGGCTTCGTGCGTGGAGAGATCCGTGCGTGGACCGGATCCAACGGTGCGATCCCGCCCGGTTGGCTGCTGGCCAATGGCCAGGCGGTCAGTCGCACCACCTACGCCAACCTGTTCGCCGTGATCGGCTCGCAGTACGGCATCGGCAACGGCAGCACGACGTTCAACGTTCCCAACATGAACTCCCGTGTCCCCGCCGGAGCGGAGGCTGCCAACCCCATCATCAGCGACCGTGGCGTGACCGGGTTCTTCCAGACCGGCACCAGCGGCTTGCAGTACATCGGGGTGAACTACATCATCAAGGCGTAGGAACCCCTACAACGTAAGAGACCCCCGGTTGGCAGCCTGTAGGCTACTCCGGGGGTCTCTCTCGTTATACGAGTTCCTAGCGGGTTCCTAGGACCGTCTGGGGCTAGTCGTCCCAGTCAATGTCCTCGTCTGAACTCTCAGGGGTGGGCGGCACGGTCTCCCGGACCTCTTCTTCGACTTCATCCCAGTCGATGTCGCTGGCTGTGATGTTCCTCCTCTTCTCGGCCCGTTCGATCGACTTCTTGCGGAGCTTCTCACTGTTCTTGCGCCACGGGGCGTTGGGGCCACTGTCCGTCCGGCGGTGATAGCACCTGTTGTCAGCAGCCATGATCTCCTTGGGGATCTTGCTCCACACCGGCCTGCCCGTGCGAGCGTCGTAGGGCCAGTCCCACGGCCAGCCGGTGTCGTCGTCCAGGAAGTCCCAGATGTCGGGGTCGCAGCCGCCGCACGGGCACCAGTCCAGCCACCGGCCGGGAGGCGTGATGGCTCGCATGCGCTGCATGACGATGTCCCAGGCGGTGTTGCAGTACCCGCACACGGGATAGTTCATGTAGTGCTCGAAGTCTGTGACCCCCGACATGTCAGTGACCCCCGGTACCCGGAGCCATCCGAGCAGCCGTGTGGTCGAACAGCCACTCGGCCGGGTCGATGGCCTTGCCGCCGCACTGGTCGAGGTAGGTCTGGTCACCCCAGTGCTCGCTCCGGATGCCCTGGCTCTCGAACTCCTCGACACGGAGCTTGATCTTGCAGCCCCGGTCGAAGCTCGCATTGAACGGGCACCGACCGAGCTGGTAGCACACCGGGCGGAACAGCTCACTGCTTGCCAGCATGTTGAACTGCCAGCGGTAGGCGTGTTCCCAACGGTCCCGGGATGCGCTGTCTGCCCAGCCCATATCGGGGGTGTACATGCGGATGGCACGGACGATCTCCATGAACACTACCCGCCACTCGAACTGAGCCTGCGTGCAGAGCCGGTTGCCAGCGTGCTCGGCCAGGTTGCGCAGATCCGTGACGTAGTGCAACCGGGTGGTGACCGCATGCGGCGTGATGCCCCGTGCATCCTCGGCCGGAACACCCGCCGCCACGAGCCGGTTGTAGGCCGTGTCCATGGCGTCGATGGCCTCGTCCCAGATCACCCGTGTGGGGCTGTCCGCCGGGAGACCGGCCAGGCTCGGCGGAATGCTAACCTCGTTGGCCATGTTCTCCTTGACAGCGAACCTGAGCGACTCCTGGGCGTACACCGCCGTGCGCTGGCGCACCATCTGATGCGTGAAGCTGCGTGTCACGCCCTCGATGAAGAAGTGGAACTTGATGCTCTCCAGCGGTGCCCGGAGGTGAGTGGCCATGCTGTCCTTGAAGAACTGCTCACGCTCCTCGTTGCTGATGTCGGCCAGGTGGTACGTGGGGATGCCCTTGTACATGCGCCCCATGGCAGCGTTGGCTCCCAGCGGATCGGGGGTCATCCACAGGAGGGTGACCTTGGGGACGACGTGCCCGTCCTTGGTTCGGTTGGCGTTCATCGGCGCTGCGACGAACATGGCCTCGTCGGCCCACTTGCGGATGTTGCTCATTCTGATTCCTTCTTGATGCTGAGGGAGACCTTGTCTCCGGTCTTGAATCCGTGGTCAATACCCAACCACAGTGTCATGGTCCCGGCCTTCTCGCCAGGGTGGTCGGGGTTGTAGCTCTTGCCGTCCCACAGGACGACGGCTTCGAGTCCGTGGCTGACGACGACCCACTTCACAGGATGCCCTCCACGGTGCCGATCCACTTGATGGTGGCGCAGGTCTCCCGGTCGGTGACGCCGTTGTAGCGGCACGGGAACCCCTGAGCCTGGAAGTAGCCCTGGAACTTGAAGAGCCGGTCACTGCTGAGCGGCCCCCAGATGCCGTCCACCGGGCAGCCTTCGGGGCTGGTCTTGTTCAGGAAGTCCTGGAAGAAGCTGACGTAGTCGCCATAGCCCTGGCGGTCACGCTCCAGGTAGCCGAACCCGACAACCGGCCACGCTTCGTGATTGGGGTCAGCGGCCCAGTAGGGCGTCGGCGGCGGCAGCTCACGCTCGTCGAAGTTGGTCCCGATGAGACCCATCATCCAGTCGCCGGGGCAGCCGGTTGGCTTCCAGCTCTTGTGGCCGACCCACGGCAGCATGCGCCCGAAGGTCCACTCGATGATGTCGTCGGCGATGCGTGCGCTCTCGATGATGTTCTGTTGCCAGTTGGGGATGTGCGCCACGCCGCTGAGGCTCGGGCCGAAGGCGCTCAACACGCTGGGGCTGATCTTGTTGGCGAGGGCGGTGCCGTTGGCAGCTCCACGCCGGTCCAGGCCACGCAGCATGATGGGCACCGGCCGGAACGGGTTGGTGGCCATGCTGTACATGATGTCGTTGTAGCCCTTGATCACCATGTCCTGGTACTGGACCTGCCGCAGCAGGCGGAACAGATCTTCCTCGGTACGGAGCAGCGGGTCCACCCCGCCGTAGTGCGCCGTGATGCGGTCAACTCCTTCGAACGGGGCGTTGACCGGCTTTGCCGGAACCAGTCCGACCTCTTCTCTCGTGATGAATGCCATGGGGCTTGGTCCTTTCGTCTTTGGTCAGCTTACTTAGGGCTTGGGGTTCCTGCCAGTGGTAGTGCCGCCAGCAGTCGCAGAACGGTTGTTCCACTTTCTCGCAGTGAGCGTGGTCACCCTTGGCGCACGCCACACATTCACTCGCTTGCAAAGACCCAGAGGTCGTTGACATAGATCGCCCTCCTTGCTTGGCTCCCGAGCTTGAAGCCCTGGATCACGACGATGTCCTTGTCGAGGTCCACGCTCCAGATCTTCTCACGCAGGCTTGGGTACTTCCACCTGCTTACCGTCATGTTGAGGGTCTCCGTGCCGTCGTCGCCCCACATGTTCACCCACTCGTTGAGGTCCGGATCCTTGACGGTGTCACGGTCCAGCTCCTCACCCGTGCGGCTGAAGTGCAGCTCGAACAGCTCCTTGAGGTTGCGCTTGATGAGCACGCCAGCCCACACCACCAACGTGTTCCGGGTCTCACGGCTGTACGGCACGTCGATGCTGCGGTGGCTTGGCCACGGGATGTCAGTGAACGGACCCATCTTCCGGATGGCAGCCTTGACCTCCGTGACCTTCTTCTCGAGCTTGTGGATCTCGAAGGGGTCCTCCATGTTGCAGAACTGAACGATGGAGTCGTAGGTCTTGGGGCCGATGCCCTTGATCTTGGTGAGGTCCTCCCACGTCATCGGCCGGTCCAGGGCCTCCCGGTACTCGATGATCTTGGCACTGGTGGCGTCACCGATGCCCTTGATCTGACTCAGCCCTGCGATCAGCTTCTTCTTGCCAGGCTTCCACTGAGCGTCACTGCGGGCGGGGTGTGGAGGCAACGCCTTGATGCCATGGCGCTCAGCGTCACGCAGGAGTTCGAGCTGCTTGTCGTTGCCGTATGCCCGGAGGCTCGCCGCATAGAACTCCAGCGGGTGGTGGCGCTTGAGGTACATGGTCCACCACGCCAGCATTCCGTAGCTCGTAGCGTGAGCCACGTTGAACGCATAAGACCCAGCGGTGATGCACGCATTCCAGATGGCCTTGGCCTCGGCCTCGGGGACGCCACGCTCCTTGGCACCGTCACGGAACTGCTCCCACCACCTGTTGAACTCCTGCTCGCCCAGCTTCTTGCTGATGATCTTGCGGATGGTGGCACGGTGGACGTGGTCAAACCCGCCGACCTCGCCAGTGATACGAAGGATCTGCTCCTGGTAGACGATCTGCCCGTGTGTGTAGCTCACGATGTCTTCCACCAGGGGGTGGTACTGCCGGGGCGTCTTGCGCCCACGCTTGACGTCGATGTACTCAGCGGCGGCACCGTTGTGCAGCGGACCCGGCCGTGCCAGGGCGGTGATGTCGCACACCTCCAGGAAGTTGTCCGGCTTGAGCTCTGCCGTCACGCCACGCATGGCACGGCCATCAAACTGGAAGATGCCCACCACGTCATTGGCCTGGAAGCCCCTGATGGTCTCGGGGTCGTCCAGGGGGATCTCGTACAGCCAGCTCAACGGCTTGCCGATCAGCCCCAGGCAGTTGCTGATCATGCCCAGGGTGGTAAGGCCGAGCACGTCGATCTTCAGGATGTTGAGGTGCTCTGCGTCGTACTTGTCCACGCTGAGTACCCGCACGTCACGCCCGGCTACGTGGCGGCTGTACATGGCTGCGGCGTCCGTCAGCGGGCCGCTGGCCACCACCAGCCCCGCCGCATGCACGCCCATGCCCTTGACCTGGCCTTCCAGCTTGACGGCCGCTGCCAACTGAGGGTATCGCCTGAACACATCCGCCGCAACCTCGAACTGATCCACGGTGTCGGCGATGGTGGCGTTGGCACGGAGGTCACCACTGCTGCGCTCGATGAGGAGTTCCTTGACCGACTCCACGTCAGCCTTGGGGATGCGGTACACACGGGCCACGTCATCAAGGCTCAGCTTGGACTTGTACGTGGTGAACGTTCCGATGTTGCCCACACATTCCTCGCCGTACTTGCTGACGAGGTAGCTACGGATCTCATGGCGACGTGTATCGTCGAAGTCCAGATCGACGTCGGGCAGGTCCTTGCGGGTCGGGTCAATGAACCGCTCGAACAGCAGGTTCGGGAAAGCCAGCGGGTCAACCTCGGTGATGCGCAACAGGTAGCACACCAGGCTTGCGGCCGCACTACCACGGGCGGGTCCAACCGGGATGCCGTTGTCTTTGGCGAACTTGACGACGTCGCTCACGATGAGGAAGTAGTCGATGAAGTTCTTGTCCTCGATGACCTTCATCTCGTGCCGGAGGCGGGCCTTGTACTCGGCCACGTCGTCACGGTCAGCCACATTGCGGAAGCGCCACCCGTCCTCAATCCAGCGCCGCCACACGTCGAGGCTGTCCTCGTAGCCGTATGGCACTGGGAACTCCACCATGGGCATCTTGGGCAGGGTCACGTTGCAGCGGTTGGCGATCTCCTCCGTGGCGTGCACGGCAGCCCACGCCTGAGGCTTGCTCAGCCCGGTAGCCCGGAGCCGCCTGTAGATGTAGCGGTCACTGGTGGGCGGGCACAGCTTGATGTCGTAGCCCCAGTCACGGGCCTGCTCCTCCAGGGTCTTCCTGTTACCACCACGAACGTTGTGGAGGATCTGCTGCATCTCCTGCTCGGACGGCCGGATGTAGTGGACGTCACCCGTGGCAACCAACGGAATCTCGAGCTCCTTGCTGAGGACCGCCAACCCCTGATTGATCTGACACACGTTCTCCAGCTCGGGGAAGGCTTGGGTCTCCAGGTAGTACCTGTCGCCGAACACACGCTTGAACTTCTTGGCCACGGCCTTGGCCCGTCTGAGGCTGGCGTCCTCCGGGGCTACGTTCTTGCCACCGACCATGCTTGTGCTCATCAGGCTGCCGGTGCACCCGCTCAGGACGATGAGCCCTTGGTTGAACTCCTCTAGGTCCTCGAAGCTGACGGTCGGCTCGTAGTAGAACTGCTCCCACCCCCGGCTGACCAGGCGCATCAAGTTCTGATAACCGTTCAGGTCAGTTGCCAGGACCGTGAGGTGGTTCTTGCGCTGGGTGCGCTGCTCGCCCACCTCACCCATGTACACCTCGCAACCGAAGATCGGCTTGACCCCGGTCTTGACCGCAGCCTGTTCCAGCTTGACGTGGCTGCTGATGTTGCCGTGCTCGGTGAGGGCAAGAGCTTGCATGCCCAGCTCCTCGGCACGGCGCACATGTGCATCCGGGAGGGCGAATCCATCGAGGAAGCTGTACGTGCTGTGATGGTGCAAGCTGACGTAGTGATCCACGCCCTTGCGATCGAGCTTGCCAGGCTCCTCGTTGGTGATCTTCTTGCCCTTGCGCCCGTCGCTTTCGCAGTCGTGGCCAAGCTTGACGCCGGTACGACTCTTCAGGTTCAGCTTGACCTGACTGGCTCCTAGGGACTCAGCCATTATGCAGAACCTTGTGGCACTGCTTGCACATGGTGCGGCCGTCCTTTAGGGCCATGTAGTCGTGACCACCCTGGAGCATGGCGGGGCACCGCTCGACCATCGGGGCGAATGACGGAGTCTCCACGGTGGGGCGGTCCTGCTCCAGGAAGTAGATGGTCATGAGCAGGTGACCGATCATGTCCTTGCAGACCTCGATCGGGTCCTCGAACTCCATGGGCTTGCCGTCCCACAGTGCGGCCTTGAGTTTCCAGAACTTGCGGTTGATGTCGCAGAACTGAGCCTTGAGACCGAGGAACATCTGCTGCCCTGCGTAGTCCTGGTTCTTCTTGGCCCACAGCTCCACCACGTCAGGCACGATGCGCTTGAGAATGTCGTTGCGCATTTCCTGGTTCTGCTGCGCCCAGCGGTCCTCTATGCGGTCCACTTGCCCTCCTTCCACAGGCGGAGGTTGTCCAGCAACACCCTGCTCAGGCTGCTGAACAGTTGCAGGCCGCACTCGTTGCCGACCTGCCAGTTGTACAGCCGGTGCATGCGGACGACCGCCTCCGGCTTGAAGACCTCCAGCGCCTCACGGATCATCTCGGGGAGGTCCTCCACCACCAGGATCACCCTGGAGGGGTCCACCAGCTCGGCCAGCTTGTGGTACTTGTGATCGTCGTAGAGCAGGTGGTCGTACCGCACGTGATGGCGGTCCAGCCAGAACCGGGTGTCCGGGTCCACGCTGTCCAGCCGGTTCCAGGGGCGGGTGGTCGTGATCCAGATCTCGATGTCCTCGACGAACGCCAGCATGCTCATGAACTCGTGAGCTCCCGGCTGCCAGTTGGCCGTGCGCTTGTATCCGCCCTGGCGATATGCCAGCTTGGCTTCCCGGTACTGAGCTTGCGTCAGCCCGAGATGATCCTCCATGTTGCCACGGCCGTTCCAGGCGACCATGGGCTGGCGCACATCCCAGTAGTCGCAAGCGAACTTGCTGATGGCTCCGTGGTACTCACTCAGGGTGCCGTCCAGGTCAATAGCCACGATCGGCTTGACCTGCGCACTACACTTCGAACAAAGACTCACCGTTGATCTCCTCTACTACGCACTCGGCGTCTGGACAGTAAATGCTCGGCTTGGCCAGGCGCACCCGGCGAAGCTCATCCCAGGGGCCGATGATGGCCCCGTACTCGCTCATCTTGTTGACCCTCCCGAAGAGGGTGTTGTTGCCCTTGTCCAGCTCCCTGTTGGAAGCAATGAACGTGACCCTGACCATGTCTCCGATCTTGCATGTGCTCGGGGTCATGGCTGCACTGCTATCCGAGGGGCCGCAAGAGTGAGAGTGTTCGTTCGTATGCATCGTCTACCAACACTCCTTTCTGCCATTGGCCATACCTACCCACCATGTTTACCCGTGGGTCCGGTGCTCCCGCAAAGGACAGCGGCTTCTCCACGGCTACGGCAGCCGGTCCGGCCGTCCGGGCGTTGCTGGGGTACTCGATGCTCTTGTGGGCACCGATCCAACTGCTGCGGTAGCACTCCACTCCATCGCCGAAGTAGTGGATCTCGTTGTAGCCGACCTCCTGCCTGCACCGGGTGTCGTCCACCAGTACCGTCTCGGTGAAGAACTCCAGGTGTGGTTGCAGCCGGTTGAGAGGCATGGTGCTGATGATCTTCGAGACGTTGAAGTGGTTGAGGAACATGGGCGCCAGCGCCATGGAGAAATCCACCGGGTAGATGCGGTGCTCGTACATGTTCCAGAGCATCTGGTACACACGCTCCAGCGACCACGCCTTGGTCGGACCCGCTGGGAACTTGCTCCAGCTTGTGCGGGCGGCGTCGAACCCTGGACCGTACACCTTGGCGGCGTAGCCGATGTCAGTGCCGTGCTTGACGTAGGTCACGGTGAAGCTGTCATCGTCTGTGCACAGGCCGGGGATCTGGCGGTGGAGGTACTGAGCGCCATGGATCTTGCTCATGGCTGGCCTGGCCCCACCGAGGATGATTGGTTCATACCCACGGGTGTAGGCAGCCTCAGCGGCCAGCAACCCGGCCGGTCCGCAGCCGACGATCACGACGACGGGAGGTTGGAACTTACGATTCATCAATGCTCCTTAGGAAGTCGGGTCTAACTCTGAAGAAACCTACGTCGGTCATCTCAACTATCTTCATGCCGGTCAAGCGACCCATGATGTCGTTGGACGAATCGTTGGGCAACCCGAGAGCCTGGCACATGGTATAGCCGTTGAATCTCTGCGTGTCAAGCAGGAACGTCAACATGCCTGGGAAGTTGTCCACGTACTGGCGGATCGGGCTCTCGTGCTCTGTGAGGAACTTGCGATCGTCCTGGCGGCTCTCACTGCGCCGCTTGTATCCGAACCGGGGGTTGTCGTAGATGCACTGGAGGAAGTCCACTGCGGCCTGGACGTGGCACTGGCGCACCACGCACATCTCGGGGTCTTCGTCAATGCTGAACGTGCGCAGAGCGAACGAGGCAGCAATGCGCCCGATCTTGCCACGCACGTTCTCGCCCTGTACCAGCGGCGGGCTGTTCTCGTAGGTGGTGCCCATCATCACACTGGCGGCACGGATCGCCTCGAAGGTGTCCTCCGGGAAGAGGATCTGGTCTGCGGTGCGGGTCCACGCCCAGTGCAGGCACCAGCGCAACGTCTGCCGATTCCACTTGCGACGGCCAGGCTTGGACCGGGCCTGGTTGATCACGTTGGCGGACACGTCGTTCTTGAACGCACCCATCACCATGTCGAACCGGGCAATGTCCTCGTCCCTGCCGATCAACCCCTTGAGAGTGTCCACGGCGAACCGGAAGTTATCCATGTTGCCCTCCCGAGGGTTGCCCAGCCATAGCAGCCGGGTCCGGGCGTGGGCACGCTGGCTTTCGATCTTGGTGAGGGTGACCTGGCCACTACTGCGGAGGTCACTCATCAGGCTGATGCCGTCCAAGCTGAGGCCGCTGAGCTCGTCCATGGCGACGATGCGCTTGTCATGCATGGGGATTGCTCCCCACTTGACATACCACTTGCCCTCGTTGGTCTTCTCCAGACCGCCAACCACACCAGCGAAGCTAGCCGCCTCACAACTGACCAGTTCGCCTACGCCGTACTCCTTGAACAGCTCCTTGGCCATCTGGCTCTTGCCGGTACGGGTGTCACCTACGATCAAGCAGTCGAGCCACCCCTTCATAACTACGTCGTTGGGCGTCATCTTGATCCACAGGGGGCTGTGCATGACCAGGTCCATGAAGACGTTCATGTCCTCACGGCCGTACAGCCGGGTCACATGCTGGCCCAGCTCCTTGGCGATCTCCCTGGCCCGCTTGAGCGGATCGTCCGACTGCAACTTCTTGAGAGCCTCAACGATCTCCTCTGTGAGCTGGAACGTGTCGAAGAGTGACTCCGGCTTCTCCACGTCCCACACCAGGAACTCGTTGGCTTGGCTCTTAGGGTTGTTGAACACTGCGCCATGCAGGTCCACGTTCATGTTGTTGAACAGGTCAACGTCTGTGTTCAGGATGACCCTGCGGTACGTGAAGTCCTGCTGGTCGTCGTCGTCAGAGACTTCGGTCTCCACGGTGGGGCGGACGTACAGCTCCTCCACACGGCGATGCTCCAGCACGCTCATCTCGTTGGCGGGGCACTTGGGGTTGATACCAGCCCGCTTGACGATGATCGCCTGGACCTTGTCGTCGGTGACCTCGATCATGCTCAGGGTGAGCGGATCCTCAGGCTCAACGATGACCTCCATGGCACCGGGGGTCTTG